GATGTTTGAATTGGCTGGTACAGATTACCACCAATGCTTAAACCAATAGATACAGTAACTAAATTTGTACTTAGTTCCTCGTATTCTTCCTGCTCGATACCGATATCAAGAAGTCGTACAGGAACACGAGTTGGTTCATTTAAGTTCACAGCATCCCAAATGTCAATATTAACAACAGGATTAAACTTAGGAGCTACCTGCTCAATAACTTGTGTTGCTTCATTCATTCCTCTGCACATAATACTTAATTCATATGTGAATTCATACGGAACTGAATTAAAGCTGTACTCAAAAGTATCAGGATTTGACTTGGTATTAATTTTGGTTTTCTTATTCATAGTACGTGCTTCTGAACGAACCATTGTACTAAGAGCTATTGTAGCTCTTGGGAGAACATTTAAGTTACCACTTATGAACTGATCACGTGTATAATCGTCTAGGATTCTAGATTTTTCTCTTGATGTGTACACGCATGGGATATTTCTTACAACTGTTGCAGCTGCACTATTCTCGTACTGAACCTCAAGATTATTGAAGAAATCGAGTAAAGCTGCAGTGTATTTACGGATTGTTCCATGATGAAATGCCATTATATACCTCGTTGTGTTTATTTATATCTTAACCAAGTGCATGTTAGAATTATACCTAACAGGAGGCTTTATGAAACTAAGCAGAGACGGAATTCTTTGGGTTCCAAGTTCGGATGACTATTTTACAATGGGATTTGAGAAACTCATAACAAGAAAAGTACTTGCACAGCTTGAAACTGACGGTACTGGAACATTCCTGGATATCGGCGGGAACGTTGGATTATGGACTCTCAGGTTACACGAGCTTTTTGCTAAGTGTTATATTGTAGAGCCAGTTGCTGAACACGTAGAATGTATCAATAAGAACTTTGAAGTTCATGGTGTTAAAAATGCAACTATTCTTCAAACAGCTGCTTCTGATTCTCTTGGGGAAGGAGAAATTCGTTTAACCGATTTTAACTCTGGTCGTGCATCACTTAACTTCAAGATTAAATCTGGAGAACACGAAACAGTACCGCTTGCTCCACTAGATTCTTTAATTAAAGATAAGGATATCAAATTCATCAAAATGGATGTTGAAGGGCATGAAGTTCAGGCTCTTGGTGGAATGACTCAGATTTTGAAGAACAACAACCCAGTTATCTTCATCGAAGTTCTCAAGAAAGAGAAAAAGAAAGCTGTGAATGGAATCACTATGCTCGAAAGCATTGGATATAAGGTTATTAACCAGTACGGAGATAACTTCTTAATGACTCGAGATATCTGAACAAATAAATGCAAGAAAATGGTTGACAGCCCGGTTATTTCCTGATAGAATATACCTATACAAGGTGTTAAAGGAGATACGAGATGAGTGAAATGTATAAAGAGATCCGCACAGCTGGAAAATCTTACAATGAAAAAAATGATTGTACAGTCGTAGCAGTCTCGGCCGCCACCGGCCATTCATATTCAGAGGCACACTCTGCCATGGCAGATGCAGGTCGTAAACGTCACAAAGGTGCAAAACCTCATCAAACCATCTCGGCTCTGAAGGCACTGGGTTTCAAAACCAAGAACATTACAATTTCTGCAATCCAGAAAAATTACCCACCAAAATATCGCCCTAACACAATTACACCATCACAGGTAAGAATGTTGCAGAACGTCTGGAAAGACGGCAAGACCTATATCTGCTTCACTGCATCTCATGCACTTACCATTATTGATGGTGAAGTGATTGACTGGACAGACGGCCGTTGCCACCGGATTACAAAAATCTGTGAGGTAATCGGTGACCGTAAGGCCCCAGTTGAAAAACAGATGTGGCTGTTCGAGGTTTAAGGAGAAAAAATGGAAAAGGAAAAATTGGAACAGAAGTACAAAACATACCTTGACGGTCTTCGGGCCTCAGGAGCTACAAACATGTTCGGTGCTGCTGCATATGTTCAAGCTGTATTTGGTGTGTCCCGCAGGGAATCTGTTGAAATTGTTACTCAGTGGATGGAGGAGTTCGAATGAACAAAAGAGAAACAACATTTCTTAATAACCTCAAGCACCTGCAAGGACAACAATGGTTTTTTGATATGCTGTATGAGCGATTTGAGTGCACAAATACAGATCAATTGTTTCAAATAGTATTTGATTTTCCGGAGTGTAAAGATGAAAGCTGAACTAAATGCGAGAGTGGAAGAAGAGAACGACCTATGGAACCGCAAGCGCAGGTTACCAACTAACGGTGAGCATCGCAGACATACTTTAATCAACGACCTATCCACAGCACTACAGGTAGCAGATGAGCAACTAGGCTTAACCAAAATCGCTCTTGACCATAAAAAGACGCTATTAGCTTCTTGTGAAACTGCACTACACAACACCGAAGCAAGGCTACAGATTGCGATGGAGGCTTTGAGTGTAGTTGATGATTTGGATAACATTGCATATAATGCACTCTGCAAAATCAAAGAGGTGGAAAATGAGAGCGAGAATCAAGATTGATTTCGATTCTGGTCATTGTCTGTTTGTTTTATACAGAGGCAGTGTGGTAATAGCACAGGATACTTGGAGGTAAAGATGATTGAAGCAAGAATAAAAAGCGATGGTGTAATGGAAATTGTGCCGACTACGGAACTAGAAGCCTACGCCTTGGAAAAATGGCTTGAAGATAATCTACACATTGATGGTGATGGGCAAACGCGCATGACTAGCCTTATGTTCATGCCGATGGAGGGAAGTGATGAAGGATGATATAGGGATTACTATATTGCTTATTTTGTTTATCTTTGGTGTAGGGATGGCTTCTGGGGCATCACTCATCGGTTCATCCGATGAGACACGTTATACGGTATCTAAAAAGTCTGTCATTGAGCATGGTTGTGCAAAGTATAACTCGAAAGACGTGTTTGTTTGGGAGGGTGAAGATGAGTGACATAGATGATGCCTGCGTACAATGCGGCTCACCTTGCGGAGTCTGTGAGTGTGAATACCAAGATAAGGAGGCAGGGATGAGTAACATTAGAGAGGCGTTTGAGAAGTTTAAGCGAGACTTGCGCCATGCGCTGAATCTCAGGTTTCACAGTGACTATTATGCAGGCTTCCAAGCAGGAGCAGCCATGCAGAAAGAGAAGGATGCGAAGTGGGAACTGATTGATACTGCGCCAAAAGACGGCTCATACTTCCTTGCAGGAGCCTATAGCGAAGGAGGGGTATGGAGATATTGCGTTGTAACCCAAAACGAAATGCTATGGGATTGGTGTTGGGCATTTGAGCCTACACACTGGATGCCACTACAGGAACCACCACAGGAGAATGACAAGGAAGGTGAAGGATGAAGAAGTGTTTGCAATGCGGAAGGAAACTTGATGCTAACAGAAAGAAGTTTTGCTGTAACAAACACAAGGACAGATACCATAACACACATAACCCTAGAGGAATGTTCGCACACTTAGCGACGCGTGATAACTTGGATTACAGAAGCATTGATTCCGAGTTGCACCCATTTGATTCAGATGCTTTAGGGCAGGAGTAACCATGCAGAAAGAGAAGGAGAGCGATGATGATTGAAACATTGAAAAATGTACAAGAAAAGCTGAATGATTTACAGGTTGAAGTTGCATATGGAGAACTCAGTAATGAATCCATCGTGTCAATGATTGCTGACATCAAGGGAATAGTTGGTAATGCAATTGCACATGAATCTATAGCTGTACCAAAGAACGACACTTCAAGAGTAAATAACTGTTGTGATGATAACTATTGATAATACAGTAAAGCAGTAAAGGAATAAGAGATGATTGGTTTAGAACTTAAAGCAGCAGCAGATGCAGAAAAGAGACACCAGAAGAGACTGGATGCATTGATTCGCATTGAGGAAACATGCATGCTTTATGCACTTGATCCATACCAAGGAATGGAAATAATTCGAGAGATTGTTGACCGTGCTATTGACGGCGACCGATAAAAGGAGAACGAAATGTTAAAGATTTTAGATACACCACAACTCAACACAAATCCACCAATGCACTTTAAGGTTGGTGTTTCCCGAATGAGTGGAGATGCAGATCACTTTGATTGCCAGGATTTCTTTTTCCCCTCTGAAGAGGAAACTGAAAAATTCATTCGGTTGGTTAAAGCCCTAATTGGCGTACAATATGATGGATATTGTGACGATGCTGTAGATGTAGCTGAACTTATCAATGTTCAGTTTCCTGAAGTATATGAAGAACATGACCTTGAAGATGATCCAGATATTATCTCAAATATCTCAGGGTATGATATTTTCACCGATGGAGAATCACTTGCGATTTGTGATGGATATAAAGTAACTTACATTGATGAGAACTTAATTGAACATAATGTGCAAGAGTCCTAACAAAATGGTTGACAGATCGGATAATTCATGATAGAATAATCATGTTGGATAAAACAAAAGGAGAAAAAGGAATGAAAGATTTAACACGAATTTTGGTTGGTGGAATTTCACTAACTGTCTTGGGAGTTCTGGTGCTGATGAATATCAGTTATGACAACCGAGAAATCGACTTGCGTAACCAGAGTGTTGCTCAGGAAGATGTGAAGAAAACAATCTTCGATAAAACCTGGAAGGTGATTAAACAGCAAGCTGGTGTCACTGAACAGTACAAGGAAGGCTTCAAGGAAGTTTATTCCGAGATGATGGCTGGTCGTTATGGCAATGCTCGTGGTGGGGCTCTAATGTCCTGGATTAAGGAATCCAATCCACAGTTTGATGCAAGTATGTTCAAACAGCTTATGACAACAATCGAAGCTCTCCGAGCCGAATATGCTCGAGAACAGAAGAAATCTATTGATATCAAGAAAATGCATGATGACCTCCGAATGAAGGTTCCTTCTGGGTGGTTCATGGATTCTGATGTTACTGAACTGAAGATTGCAATTATCTCAAGTACCAAAACTGAAAAGATCTTCGAGTCCGGTATCGAAGACGACATCTCGGTATTTTAAGATGATTTGGTTCACGATGGTAATCCCCGTAATTTCATGTCTGGTACTGTACTACGTGTGGAACCATCGCATGGTGTGGTGGGAGCTTCTGCTCCCACTTGCTGCGTCCGTCATTATCTGCTTTATCGCAATCGGAACATCCGAATGGGCACAGACTACAGATACCGAATTCTGGACTGAGTACACAACCAAAGCAAATTACTACGAAGATTGGAATGAGGAAGTTCCATGCATCCATACAACATATTGCGATGATGGAGATGGAAACTCATATCCTTGCGGTACAGATCATTTATATGATGTTGATTACCACCCAGAGTACTGGACGCTGAACACATCAGGTGGTCACAATTACACAGTTTCAAAGAGGCGCTGGAATTATATCCAGTCTCATTATAATCTAAAACCAATTTTCCGTGACCTGCATCGAGATTATCACAATAATGATGGTGATATGTACTACATGAACGTTCCAATGATTCATGATGACCTTGATATTGTTGTTGCTGAACACACCTATGAGAATAGAGTACAAGCTGCAACCTCTGTGTTCAACTTCTTGGAAGTTACAGATGAGGACAAGGCTGAGTATAAATTGAATCAGTACTATTCTGTGCACGACAAGTACCAGAGAAGCACAAATGTACAGAAAATACTAAAGAAACTTGATAACTTGAATGCCCGTCTAGGTGCGAAGAAACAGGTCCGAGTATTCATCTATGAATTTGATAAAGACAGCTCTAAGCTATCAGGAGAAATGCAAGAAGCATTGTGGAAGGGCGGAAACAAGAATGAAATTGTTATCACATATGCTCTACAGGATGGGAAACTAAAATGGAATCATGTGTTCTCATGGACTGATAGAGAAATTGTGAAAATCAATATCCGAAACAAGCTGGATGAATACAGAGAAAAGGATATGAACTTAGAGGAACTCTTGCTTTGGTTAGAGCCAGAAATTCTTCAGAACTATCAGCGCAAGCACTTCTCGGAATTTGATTACCTGACTATTGACCCAACGCCTGCACATATCATTATCTCATTCATCGTGATGATTCTGATAAATCTTGGACTGGGTGCATGGTTAATTCACAATCAATATTAAACACGTGCGTGATAGTATAAATTACATCAGGAGATACAATGCCAATTAGAAAACTTACCGAACGAGAGCACATCATCCAGCGTCCTGCTATGTATATCGGAGCTGTGAACAGCACCAAATCTTTTGAGTACATCTCAGAGGGAACTGGAATTGAGTACAAGGAAGTGGAATATGTTCCAGGTCTGATTAAAATTGTGAACGAACCTCTTGATAACTCAGTGGATGTCGCAATCAAGACTGATTTCAAAGGCTGCAATATTATCTCGGTAAGAATGACTGATAAGTGGGTTGAGGTTGTTGATAACGGAACTGGTATTCCTGTTCAGAAGAATGCTGATGGTCACTATTTGCCAGAACTAGCTTGGGGTCATGCTCGAGCAGGTAGTAACTTCGATGATGATAGCAACCGTACCCAGATGGGAATGAACGGTGTTGGTTCTTTTGCAACTAACTGCTTCAGCAAAAAGTTCATCGGTTGTACTGATGATGGTAAAAAGAAATATCAAATCACCTTTAAAAATTGTGCAGAAAGTTTCACAGATGCAGAATCACCAAGTTCCGGTCGGTCAGGTGTAACTGTAAAGTTTTGGCCTGACCTTGAGAAGTTCGGACTTGAAAAGATTGATGAGACACACATGAGCATTATCAGGCAGCGCTTAATCAATCTCAGTATGTCATTCCCAGATATCACATTCAAGTTCAATGGCCGTAAGGTTGGTGCAAACACATTCAAGAAATACGTGCAGATGTTCAGTTCTGATTATGAGATTATCGAAACAGAGAACTATAAGTTTGCAATTCTTCCTAATGAATCTGATGATTTCCGCCAGTTCAGCTATGTGAACGGATTGAAGATTCCAGATGGTGGAACTCATATTGACATTATCACAAACACAGTTGTGTACCACCTTCGTGAACGTATTATGAAAAAATACAAATCCATCAAGCCGGGTGATATCCGAAACAAACTGATGGTGATTTGTTTTATGAAGAATCTGAAAAATGCAAAATTCAATTCACAGAGCAAAGAAAAGATTACCAACTCTGTAGGTGAGCTGAATGAGTACTTCGGTGCGATTGACTTCAATAAAATTGCTTACAAAATCTTCAAGAACCCAACCATGATTGACCCCATCATTGATGTGTACAGAATCAAGGAAGAGTTCAAGCGTAGACAGGAGCTCAAAGGACTCCAGAAAGTAACTAAAAAGATTAAGTCTGATAAGTACTACCCATCAATTGGCAAGAAAAAATATCTAATGCTGGTTGAGGGAGATTCGGCTTTCGGTGGTTTGTCTCCAGTATTTGGACGTCAGGAATGTGGGTACTATGTACTGCGTGGTGTTCCTTTGAATTCATACACTGCTACTCAGGCTAAAATGACACAGAATGCTGAACTTTCTGAGCTGTACAAGATTATCCAAAACGAAGGATACGAGTTCATCATTCAGGCAACCGACCAAGATTTAGATGGATTCCATATCCGTGGATTGCTGACTGGTTTCTTCCACAGATATTTCCCAGAGCTGAAAGGTTCAATCGGAATGTTGCAGACTCCAGTTATCGGTATCACCAAGAATGATAAGATTACAGGATGGCACTATAATCTGGGTGATGAAGTTAAACTCAAGAAGGGTGAGACTAGCAGGTACTACAAAGGGCTGGGTTCATGGGATGTTGAAGATTTGAAACACATTGTTCAGACTGATGGTGTTGTAAAAATGATTGATATGCTTGACTTTGATTCAGACAAGATTATTGATGATTGGCTTGGTGCAGACTCTGCTCCAAGAAAAGGATACATTGTAGAAAATGAATTCAGTATCGCCAAGCTATGAGTGAAAAAAGCGATATTATAACTTATGGACTTTTTCTTAAGTACATAGATGTGTACACTCCAAAAATACGATATGAAGGGGAAGGGGCACGGTTTTGCGATTTTATATGCCCTGCATGCATTGTTTCAAAAGAATGCTATGAACAAATTGAAGATTGTGTTGCTGAAGTAAGTATTGAAACTCTTGAACTCGCTAAGGAAATGTACCCGGAGAAATTCTTATGACATCATACGAACTTCTTTTAGAATACAGCAAACACCATAGTGTTAACTTTCAAGAGTGCACCGGAGAGTATTCATTTTGCTTTAGTGGACCTGCATGTCAAGAGTGTGTAGTAAGAAAAGAGTGTAACAACAAAAGCAGATCAATGGCTCCAAGACTATACTTTTCAGATGTGGAAAAATTCAAAAAAGAATACCCGGAATATTCTATATGACAAGAATTGAATTTTTTGAATTGTTCATCAAAGTACGGAATGTTGACGATGTTCCTGATACTTTTTACTTGGATAGATTTGAAATCTGTGAAGGTGGTTTTTGTACTCATTGTGGTGTTCGAGATGAATGTAATTTGATGAGTGAGAACGAGAGACCATATCTTGATAATGAAGAGTTAAATGAAATGCGCACCAAGTACCCAGAGCAGTTTATATGACATTCGATGATAACTATGATGTTATGGTTCAGTACTTAAAGAAGTACGGCTCTCTCAGTATAAGATATAGCCCCGATGGCTCCGGCCACGAGTTTTGCGCAACCCGAAGCTGTATGTGTTGTAAGTTTAAAGAACAATGTGATGATTATTCAAGTGTTGAAAGGCCGATTGTGACACTTAAAGATATTACCAGAGTAAAAAATGAGTACCCGGAGTTCTTTATATGAGTGAATCTACTGAGTACAAACTGCTTGTTATGTATGCAGAGAATGGACACCCTGTGAATTTTGAAGTACGTGCCGGTCACGGGCTCCAATCTCGAACATATACTTGGTGTTTCAAAGGAACAGTTCTAAACGTGCCAACACTTGGTTGCTCCGAGTGCAGTATTGTAGAATCTTGCAGATTTAATTCTCCTAATCATGCTCCAGTGCTATTGCATGAAGAAGTAGAAAAATTTATCAAAGAATATCCAGAGCACTCAATATAAATGGTTGACAGCAGGATAATTTCCTGATAGAATAAACATACACGAGGTAAATATGGAACAAATCACATTAGGCGAACTAATCCAAGCTCTTTATCTAATTGATGAAAATGCAGAAATTGATCTAGCTTCACCACACTCTTATCGTGGGTATTATAATGAACTAGCACTTGAGCCTCGTTGGTCAAAGGCTTGGATTCTACGTGAAGAGCTTGAGACTATCATTGATACAGAACTCACAGGCTGGAAAGGTGGTGAATTCCTTATGGAATCATCAACTCCGGTTTGGGTTGCATATGAGGGCTCAACAGGCCAACAGCTAATTGATATTGGCATTCGTGGAAACATAATCACAAAAGAAGAACATTAAAAAGGAGAAAAGGATGAAAATACTCGAGCAGGAAGCACCTGTACACATTCAGGAGGAAAAGCCATCGCATGTATGGGCTATCGGGGCAGAATATCCACATATTCTCACCAAGCATAAACGCGCATACGAGTCCGATGATTTGCTATTCTTCGATACTATGGAAGAGGCATTTGTCTCTCGGCGTAATATGTCACCGGAGTACATGGAAACTTATCTGAGTTATAAAGAGTACGACGACTTCCACCGTACTGAAACAACAGTAACATCTGTATAAAACCAAGAGTGGCTCGGGCAGGAAACTGCCCCTGCCACAAAGGATTCTAAATGAAATTAACGAAATTTTTTGCGAGCGATTATGTCAACTATGCCAGTTACGATAATCTAAGAAAAATTGCATCTGTCATTGATGGACAGAAAAATGCTTCTCGAAAGATTCTATTCACTGTACTCGAGAAGAACATCAACAGTTTACTTAAGGTATCTCAGTTGAGCTCAAAAGCTGCGGAATACGCAGAATATTTGCATGGTGATATGTCAGGAGTTATCGTTGGCTTAGGTCAGGATTACACCGGCACAAACAATATCCCGCTGATGAAAAAGAAGGGTAACTTCGGTACTCGATTCTCACCAGCCGCATCCGCTCCTAGGTACATCTTCACTTACGGCACGCAGGACTTCTTTGAATTGTTCAAAAAAGAAGATATTCCAATTCTCCGTGGACAGACATTTGAGGGCCAGCGAATTGAGCCCATGTTCTACGTGCCGTCTCTTCCACTGCTATTAATTAATGGTTCAGAGGGTGTTTCATCTGGTTTCGCTCAGAAGATTCTCCCACGTAATCCTGACACAATTAAGAAATACATCACAGCAAAACTTGCTGGTACTAAAACCCCTGCCCTTACTCCTTGGTATAGAGGCTTTAACGGTACTGTTACACCCTATGAAAACAAGGGCCAGTGGCAAGTAAAGGGTTCTTTTAAACGCTTAGGAATAAATAGAATCGAGATTACAGAAGTACCTATTGGGTATAATCTGAAATCTTATATTAAAGTTCTTGATGATTTAGAGGATAAGAAAGTTATCCAAGGATACACAGATAAGTCCGAGGATGATAATTTCAAGTTCGAGGTTAACATCCCGAGCAAGTCTCTGAAATCATGGAGCGATAATGATGTTCTAGCTAAACTTAAGCTCGTCAAAACCGTAACTGAGAACTATACAGTTATTACTGAAGAGAATAAGATTGCTGTTTATGAATCTGCAGAAGAAGTTTTAGACCATTACATTGGAGTAAAGGTTCAATACATGCAGAAGAGAAAAGAGCACCTTTGCTCAAGTCTCGAAGCTGATATTAAGTTCGATTTCAGCAAGTATCTATTCATTAAGATGATTGTATCCGATGAACTGATTATCAACAAACGCAAGAAGGCTGATATTGTTAAAGACCTGGAAAAGGTTCCTGATATTCTGCCACGTGATGATTCTTACGATTATCTTTTAGGTATGAGCATCAGCTCTCTAACTGAAGAACGTATGAAAAAGTTGGAGCAAGACCGAAAGAACAAAGAGGCTGAACTGAAGAAATTGATTAAAACAACACCAGAAGCAATCTGGGTAGGAGATATAAATGCAGTTTGAAACAATTGAGCCGTACCTGACTATGTGGCTGGAGTCCTTCAGTTTCTCTGGTCTATGGGATTTCTTCCTATTTGGTTTCCTTATGAATATAGCAGGACTTATTCTCATGTTGACTGTTTCTATGATTAAGACTTCGAGATTTGATGAAGTTCAACTCGGGCTGTTTATGGTTTTCTTAGATATGAGAAAGGATATTGTTTCTAACCACGTCTCCGGAACTCGTCGTTTTTGGAGAAATATGCTATTCTTATTCCCATGTCATATGTTCATTGGTGCATGTGTGTTTACTTGGTATGCTATGACAACAAAAGGTGCATCTGGATTATTCAAGGGAGTGATGGGAGTTGAAAGAGTTGCGATGATTCCTCTAGTTGTATTCCAAGAATCTGATTCTAAAATTGATATATCTGAGCATGATAAATAGTACATGTTCATCACCATCGACCCATACTATGATAATCAATTCTACAACGAGTGCAAAGAAGCGCTCAAGAATAACGGAATTGAGTACGAAGTCTTCATTAATCTAAAGCCGCCATATGATTGGTATTTCAAGCTTGAAGAAAAGCCTGTGATGGTGAATTACGATGAAGCTAATGCTGACCAGATTAGATTTATGGTGGGAACGGTTAAACCTCTAAGACCAAATGAGGAATATCTTTTGCTCCGTAGGAACAATGACAACGGCTCAAAGGCTCTACTGAAATTCGTTGAAAACGAGGCCCTAAGAACTGCCAGAACTGCAGATTACTCATGCTTCTTCACAGTGAAGAATAAAGAAGAGCTTGAGAGAATCACAAAAGAATATCCGGGCAAGGTCTGGTACTTCGGAAAATACTACAAGAACAGATACAGAGTTTGTCTTGGCACACATGCTGCTATTAAGACATTTTTGGACCCGGCTCAAATTCTTTTAGAGAACAATAAAGAATACACAGAACCAGGTCGTTTTGAGGCTGAACTGAACTGGAAGGTATTCAGAGGAAATGATCAGTTGGTGAAATTTACCGAAACTGCTTTCTTTGAAAAAGGAATCTACCACAGACCAAAAATCCGTGGAGACCTATCATCCAAGTTCAACATCTAGGAGAAGGAATGAAAATTGAAATCACAGATTTACCACAAGGTCGAAAAGTCAAGAACATCAAAGTAGATATTTCCTTCGAGGAAGACGGTACAGGGACGAGCAAAGTTACCAGTACCACATTCCCCTTAAACGAAGATAAACACCCTGCTATGACCGGCTCTGTCACGCACGAGACCAAACCACGTGAGCCAATCTTAAAAGATTCACCTGAGCCCATAATTGCATACCCAGATATTGATAAGCGTGCGGCTGTTGAAGTACCGGAAGAAATGAAAGATTTGGAATTTTAAATGCAATTCGAACTTCATGTAACCTGCACAAAGGACATTGACAAGCTCAAAATCGACTTTGCCGATGGAACTTCAGTAGTTCAACATAGCATTCCAGATTCCGGAATCCGGAATGAAACCAGTTACGACACAAAAGAACCTCAATCACACGGCAAACAACAGCTGCTTGATACTGATGCTGACTGGGGAAGTATTTCACAAGAGGTTGTTGAGCTACCACAGATTGAGGAGAAATCCAGATCTGTTTCAGTAGCTGAAGAACTACAAAACTTAGATATATAAGGTGAGCAGATGATATATTTTGGATTCTTTATGCTCGTTATGATATTGTTGATGGCTTTTATTTGCACTCGGTCAAATCAAGCTAAAGAAATTCAACAAAGAATTTTTGATGAATGTGAGCACAACTACATTAAAGAAGAAAAGTGGATTACTTACGGTCCGATGAGTGACTCACATCCTGACTCTTATACAGTAATAGAGTGTTCAAAATGTGGTCACCGGATTTAATAAAATTGTAAAAACTTAAACAACAATGGTTTATAATAAACTATCTTAACAAGAGGAAAGAGAATGAAAAAGATATTAGGAATTGACATTGGCTTCGGCGATGTAAAAGTAACTTTTGGTACTAGTGAAGGACACGTTGAGAAACAGTTCAAATTTACGAGTACAATCGGCATCACAAAACGAAATGAGCACGTTAAGGATTCTCGAATCTATGACTTCCGTGATCATTCGTATTATGTAGGTGAGAATGCTTTGCATCTCCCATCAGAAAATCTAATTGATATTACTGACTATAAGAATCTCGAGTACTATGCTCCGCTATTCCTGTTCCATGCTCTGAAAGAGCTTGGCTGCTCACCCGATGTGATTGTCTCTGGTCTCTCAAAGGCTCAGATTGAAAACTCAGGTCACTTTAAAGAAGGGCTGATGAATTTTGAAGTGAACGGTGAAGCATTTAAATTCGATGAAGTTTATATTCTACCACAGGGTGCAGGTTCAAAACTTTGCATCGACAAGTACGGCAACAACTTCCCACACCCACAGCAAGAGTTCACCGGAACAACAACCTTCGTTGGTTGTGATATCGGCTTTAACACACTCGATATGTTCTTGGTAACTGACGGCAAGACTTCTCCTAATCTGTTCGAGGGAATCGAACGCGAAGGTGTGATGAAGATTGCAACAGAGATTGCCAAGAAAGTTAAAGAACTTCATGGCCGTTCTATTACCCTTCACGAGGCTAAAGAGATTATCGACACCGGTATCTATAAGCTCAGAGGGCAGAAGCATCCGTTCAAGGAGTACACCGACGAGGTTAAGAAATCTTATCTGAAATCTCTACTTGAACTAATTGAGAACAAGTACGGCAAAATTCTTGATAAGTGCGACTTCATCAGTCTATCTGGTGGCGGAAGTACAATCTTCAAGAGTACAGATGACGGATTTATTCGTGTGCCTAAGGCAAAACATGAGTACTACAACAGCACTGGTTTCTTCCTATTCGGATTGACCAAGGCTTGAAACACCCAAACATGACCCCAGATAAGGGTGGATTTTCAGAACGACCATCTACCCCTAAACCTGATTTGGTTCCTCCAAGTCAAAGACAAAAAGATATGATTGAACCAAAAACATGGCAAGAGTTCAGAGATTCTAAACTCTTGTGGTGGGTGAACCGTACTTTGCATTTATTTGGTTGGGCAATAGTTTGCGAAGTTGAAAATGATAGGATACTATCAGTATATCCAGCTAAGGTAAAGTTTCGTGGATTCTCAGAAGAAAGTGAAGCTGATGGATTCACGGGGTTAACTGAATACTTAGAAATGAATATTAAAAATATAAAGGATGAAATGAAATGACAGAATTTTTACTAAATGTTGGACAGTGGTTTATTGATACAGGACTATGGTGGATTTCAGGAATTATGGGAATCTGCGTTTACTGGCTCCCTGTTGTAATTCTATTGGTGCATTATTCAATGCGTTCATGGTCTGATATTCAAGAAGACCGAAAAGCCGTTGAAAAGTACAACGAAGCAGTTAAAGCATGGGAAAACGCTCCTGACCACGACGGACACGGTAAACCAAACTACTACCATGAGCACACCACAATCGGCAGAATGGTTGGTAGATATGTTGTAGCTTTCGTTCCGGTTGTCAATCTTGGTCTAGCACTATTTGATGCCCTAGGCGAAATGATGGACACCATCGGCAAGAGAATCCGCAAAATCTTCAACATCAATATTATCGCTAAACCTAAGGTATAATGAAAGATGAACTAGAGGACCGTCTAGTCTGGTACGAAAAGAATGGCAAAATCTTTGGCTATTATAGAGTAGACGGTTTTCTTATTCCACAATCTTCAAACGTTTATAAAGAATCACAACTCGCTAGTACACATAATTATTACGAAACTAAAAGTGAAGCAATGTACGCATGTGTTGTTAAGAATCTTCAAGCCGGTAAGCCCCTAGATAACTATAAACGCTCACCTTATTATAATGAGTACGTTCAGAGATTAAAAATAGAACACCCGGAGTACATAATATGACAAAAGTAATTAAAGTAACAGACGGTGGTAAGTTCAATAAAACTTACCCAATGAGTTATGTTCCCGAAATTGGAACAAATTTAAAGATGCCAGCTCGTAAAGAAGACCCGGACAACGTGAAATATCTACTCGGGTGCGTCAAATCTGTTGAGTACGATGTAGATTCAGATCTAATAACACTCTTTATTCCAGTTGTACAATATATGCAACGAAACTAATCTTAACCATAAATGGTATATAATAGATAAATCAACCTAAAAGGAAGGACATTAATGCTAAACCCACAATTAGTCGAAGTTTTAACACAAATCAACGGAATGACCAATAACATCATTTTGAAATATCCACAGACAGTGGCTGTATCCGAATCACAGGATATGTTGCTGCTAGTCGATATTTCTAAACTGGATGCTGATGCATTTGAAGATATTGGTCTTAAAGATTCCCTATCTGATTTGCTAAATCTTGTTAAACTTTTCCCCGAAGACCGAGTTATTACTCGTGATGGTAATACCATCGACATCACATCTGGTGAACTAAGTTCATCATACATCACCGATAATATCGCTTTGATGGATGCTTATAATAAAGATATTGTTCAGTTCACAAAGACTGAAGAAGTTCCTACTACTGCTTCATTCGACCTGACTGTCGATGATATTAAGAACATCAAATCAGCTACTGGTGTTTTCAAGGACCTGTCTGAAGTAATCTTTACTTCTATGGATGGTGACGTGAAAGTTTCCCTAGGAGCTACAAACAAATTCAACGCTAAATCTAACACCTTCTCCGTAACAAAACCCGCACAGACTACCAAGGAATTTGAAATCAAGATTCCTGTAGATAACTTCAAGATGCTGCCTGGTTCTGATTATACTGTTGAAGTTAAGTACAACAGCGCTCGCGATTCTTACAGAATTCTGATGGTGAACAAATCACTTGAAGGATTCAAAATCCTAATGTCCGTAAAAGTATAAGACATTCCTAAATAGTTCTCCGGGCTGTTATGTATAAATAATCTCATAACAGTTCCGGAGAATACAATGAGTTTTAAAGAATTTATCACAGAAAAATCAACCAATGAAGAAGTTCTTCATGAGGGCGCTGACCGAGTAATCGGGCTTTACATGGGTATCAGCGGTAATAAGAAAAACGTTAAGAAAATTATTGATGATCTAAATACCGCATTAGCTGTACCATACGGCCAATGGGTTGGATTTCCAACAGGCTCAGAAGGTGATTCGTATGTTAAGTTGACTATCAACGGAAAAGATGGTTCTAAAGGCGAAGTTGATGTTGATCCTAAATCAATCGTTCGTGATGTTATGAAAAAGAACGAAAAACTTACTAAGGGCGGATATTGGTATATTGACGGCTCTATAAAGGAGTGGTAATGAACTTTAAAGAATTTATCAACGAAGAGCCTATTGAAGAAGCTAAATCAATTCCCGATCTCGGAGTAAAAGAACTAAACGGATACTCATTGGGTGATGAAGTAGCAGTATTTAGCAGAGATAAGAAAACAATAATTGCTATTGGTAATATTGTCAGATTTCAATCAAACAAAGGTACCGAAGAACCAGTTCTTAAGCTTGTAAAGGGCTCAAGAATAAATCAAGGTGAGCTTGTTGTTGACTTTAAAGAAATAACTCGTTCTGGTGTATTTTCGTAATGAAATTCAGAGAATTACTAGAAGCTAAAACATATAAAGTCGGTGATAAGGTTCAAGTACGTGTTGGTCCACCAGGCCAATGGTCAAATGCTGTCATCACAAAAATTGAAGGTTCAGGAAAAGATATTGTGTACACGTGGGATTCTGGTACAAAATCCGACCCTTGGATAAAAACTCATAACTTCAAAGAAGCCAAAACACAGATGAGAGAACCCAAGTAATGAAATTCAGAGAATTACTAGAAGCTAAAATCCCAGAAGTAGAAGAACTTCTAAAGACATTCAAGTACGGAAAACTGTATGCTACATTAACCAAGCTTGAAGATGTTGATGCACTTAAGCTTAAAAATGGTGATGATGTTGCTTATATAAGAAAGCTTTATGTTAAGGGCTTTGCTTATGAGATTGACTGGGAAAAGAAAGGTCATAAAACATCTGATGAAAAGGTCAAATCATATAAAGAACTTATTGCTCTTTTAGATGAAGAATTTGGCTTTGATGTTCTCAATTCTTAATAAAACTTAAACACCTGTTGTATAAATAAAATTATAGAGTTTGACCGCAAACGTCATTAAACTAGATATAGTCCACCGAGACTTTAAACTAGACGGAACCGATTGACTCGGTTCATTAGGAGAAAATAGTATGACTATGGATGCAAACGCGTTTAATTTTGACGCAATGAAAGAAGCTGTGGGTGTAGACCCATTCGCGAAAGAAACGGGAAATCGTTTCGCAAAAGATGAGAGATTCTATACTCTCGCAAAGGATAAAGACGGCAACGGTGCTGCACTTATCCGATTCCTGCCCGACTCTGAGCGTGGCATGATTCAACGCCTGTACAAAATCAACACAACAATCGTAAAGAACGGTAAGAAACGCTTTGTTTCTGAATACAGCCCTGCGACCATCGGTCAGCCATGTCCTTTCCAGGAAAAATGGCAGGAACTTTGGAATGCTGGTCTGAAAGATGAATCTAAGCAATTCGGTCGTGGTGTTCGCTATATCGCAAATATCAAGATTCTGAAAGACCCAGCTAACAAAGAAAATGAAGGCAAGATTTTCTTGTACGACATGTCTGGTGCTATGAAGGATAAGATTCAGAATGCCGTTGACCCATCTGAACAGGACCGTGCACTTGGCGCGCAGCCTAAGGAATTGTTTAACCCACTTGCTGGTAATTCATTCCGTCTAGTTGCGAAGAAAGGCGCTAACAACCAGATTAACTATGATTCTTCTGAGGTTATCACTGAAGTTACTTCAATCTACAACAACGTAGAAGAAGCTCTTGCTGATATTAAAGAGAATACATACAAGCTGTCTGACCTGTTGAAACCTGAAGCTTTCATGTCCTATGAAGAGCTGCAGAACAAGATGCGTTGGGTAACCTGGGCTGACCAGGAAGCCGTAGCAGTTGCTGAGCCTCTAAAGGCTGATGTCGCTGATACTACAGAAACTACTCCAGAGGTTACTCCAAGTACTCCTGCTGTAGAAACTACCCCAGAAGTTGCCGTTGAAACAAAAACAACCCCAACTCCACAAGCTAACACAAGCCTAGATTCTTTACTCGACGGCCTAGTGTAATTTAAGATAGAGGTGGGCTTCGGCCCGCCTCAATTCTTATGAAGTATGAACCGGTCTGCACCGGACAAAGGCAGCATGGAGGAAAAATGATACTTATAGACTTTTCAAGTATTATCCATCGTATGATTCACACGTCGGTGAAGAATGCTAAACCCTCAATGAAAGACGGAGTATTTGTTACATCTGAGTTTATCGGACTCACCAAATACTATATCATGCAAGAACTGTTTAGTATTAAGCAGGAGCATGGGCCGAATTTCGGAGATTTAGTAATCTGTATTGATAAATCAACTGCGGAAGGATATTGGAGAAAGGACGTTTATGCTGGTTATAAAGCTAGTCGTAAATCTGGTCGAGATGAATCGAATTTAGATTACAACGAGATTTTCCAGAACATAAATGAATTGATTGAACAAATTAAAAATAATCTACCTTGGCGAGTACTGGAAGTTCCAAGAGCAGAAGCAGATGATATTATGCTGGTTTTGGCTCAAGAATTTTCACCGACTGAAAAGATTCTCATTCACAGCCCAGATAAGGATATGATTCAAGCACAACGATCTGATAATGTTTTTCAGTACAGCGCTCTAACAAAGAAGTGGCTTACTGCTGATACAAAATCAGATCACATGGAAGCATGGGTGCAAGAACATTGTATTCTTGGAGATGCTGGAGATGAGGTTCCCAAGGTAATTGACCATACTGAATTTACAGAAGAGTTTATTCAGTACTTGAAGGATAACGGCCTCGAGGCCGAAACACCGATGGACTTCAGAGCGCATGAAGCACCACCGGAACGAAAGAAGGAACTAATCGAAAATTTCGATGTGTACAATCTAAACAGAAAAGGTGAAAGTACAGGAGTTAAAGCTATCTATAAGCAGATACGTTTTGGCCCTACTACATTAGCTAAGAAGATTAAAGAACACGGGACCGTGGATGCTTGGCTTGATTCTCACCCTCTGTACAGACCACATTATGAGCGAAATTTCAAATTAGTAATGTCAGAAGGAATTCCGTCGAACATTTGGAATGAGATTATCATCCAGTTCAAGGAAGCTAATACAGAGTACAACTTCAAAGAATTTGAAGATTACTTAACCAGCAATGAATTAAAATCTATATTAATGGATTTGCCTAGTGTGTTCAAAATCACTAGAGATTTAACAGCGGAGGATTACGGATGGTGAGCAAAGAATCTTTTGAAAACCATTTTGAAAGTGGTGGATTAATTTGTTTTGCTTGTAAAAAGCAAAGCTTCAATGTTGTTTTTCTACCTGCACCATGCACCCCGCCTGTGATTAAATACACTTTATTGCGTTGCACTGCGTGTGGAACCATTAAAGAAGTAAGCACGGACTGGTTCTAATGCTAGACAGAGTTGACGTGAAATTTTTCAAACTGGCTGTAGGGCTTGATAACATCGGACAAGAAACTGCCGTTGATATTACTGCCCGCTGTCCGGTCTGCGGTGACTCTAGAAACAAGAGAAAGAAACGGCTGCACCTGTACACAAAAAATAGCATCACAAACGTGAACTGCTTCAATGGTGATTGTGCAGCCCATAATAAATCTGTTTATGGCTTTCTGAAAGACTTCTTTCCTGCACTGCTCCCACAGTACAAGAGAGAAACATTCGGCAATACTATGGAGAAACTCGCACAGGGTAACTCTGAGGATGTATTTGCTAAGTTCAAGAAACCAGAGCCGGAGCCAAAAGAGGCCGAGGTTCTGGTTCATGACTTAACTCAGTATATGAAGGATATAGAAGAATCTCCAGAAGCTCTTCTGTACTTGAAGAAACGCGGATTACCGTACAATGGAAAATTCGGCAAGTGGTATTTCGGATATCAAAATCTCCAGATTGGTGAAAGCTTATATCCAATCACGGACTGTATTGTTATCCCTTTGTACTACAAGAACGAAATGTACGGTTTCTACAGCAGAAACATCAACTCGAAAGATTTCTGGACTTATATGCATGATTCAAATATCGGCTATAAGATTTGGAATTGGTTCAATATTGATAAAGACAAGCCTGTCTATATCTTTGAGGGAATCTTTGATGCTATTGCTAGTGGTCTTCCTAATGCTATTGCTCTCATGGGAGCTAAAATGCCAGAAGAAAGACTACAGGAATTGAAGGAGCCAGTTTTTGTACTGGACAACGACAAGACCGGCTTGTTTAATAGTTTAGATTATGCTAATCGCGGATTTAAAGTTTTTATTCAGCCAAATGAATACACAGAGAAGGACATGAACGACTTCATGATTAATCATGAGGGAGTCATTGCATCAGTAATGATTAAAGAAAATTTATACTCTGGCATTAGTGCCGCAGTTAGGATTAAAGGAAAATTATAAAGAGGTATAAAAATGCTAATACATATTAGAACACCAGAAGGAACAACCAAGAAGCAAAGAAAAAAGATCGAAAAACAGTACAAGAAATGTGTTAAAAATGGTGAACCATTTGTTACTGAATTCGATGTTCGTATAGAGGTAGTTCATGAAAGTTGAGATACATTTGCTATCACAGTCAAAGCCAATCATCAGAGATAATGTGAAAAACACATATGTCAAGAATGGTTTATATTGTATATATCTTGAAGATAGAGTGGAGAAATATCCACTTGAAAATATTTTCAGAGTTATAGAGCCTTATTAACCATAAGCATGTTATAATTAAGTAAATCACCTAAGGAGAAGGACTTTGTTCTTAAATACAAACGATAGAATTATCAATTTAAAGAATGTGAGTAACATCAACATTCTGAAAGACCGAAACAGAATTATCTTCAATCTGAACTATAATATTGTAATTAGTACAGATCGCGAAGACCAGAGCAAACAGATAAGCGATTATGTTTATTGGGATGCTATTAATTCTGAAGACTTGAAAGGGAACCTGGAGCACCTTGGTAAATCCAAATACTTCAAAGAGAATTTCATTAAACAGATCGACGGTCATGGTTTCATTAACAAGAATGAAATCAGCTCGATTAAGCTCAGTGAAAAGAAATACAGAGTTATTTTCAACCTGAGCCACCCAGTTACATTCAGAGACAATCAAGGTGTGGAACGGATTACTTCTGAATTTGTTTACATTAATTGTAGAAATCCACAAAAATACAAAGAGTACGTTAATTACGTACAATCAGAAATAGGAGAATAAAATGGAAGTAAGGTCAACCCAAGAAGCAAGAGCAAATATTGAGGAATTCAGTATTCGATATCTGAATTTTTTAATGGACAAAAAGTCTCTTGATAATGACATTAAACAGCTCAAAGAAGAGTTCAAAGAAGAGGGCGTTCCGGTTGCTATCGTTAACGGCGTAATCAACAAGATTAAGGCTGCTATGAAGAAATCTGACTCTGAGAAGTTTGAAGAAGATAAAATTAAAGAATGGCTAGAATCTAATACTCAGATTGAGGATAAGATTGGTCAGTTGATAGACTGATGCGTTTCGCGCCATACAGCTTTTCGAGACTAGGTACTCATAGCCAGTGTGGCCGTAGGTTTAAGTATCAGTACATTGATAAAATCCCACAGGGATATGTTGATAGGACGGCTCTACTGAAAGGTGGAGCTGTCCATTCGATTTTAGAAAAGTACCCAGAGCCCAGTACTCATAAACTAGCTCCTCAGTATCAACATATTGCGGATGCTTTTATTCGTTCACGACTTGGTGAGAAATATCTTACAGCTGAAAGCACAAGAGAACTAAGCTTCGGTTTAACTCAGGATTTTGAGCCATGTGGTTACTCTGACCCGGATGCTATGTTTCGCGGTAGCATCGACTTTGTTGCTCCAATAGAACAAACTCTTCATTTAATTGATTGGAAAACTGGAAAATATAAAGACCTTAAATGGCAAAGTTTTGACCAGCTAATGTTCTATGCTATATATTTCTTCCAGAGATACCCAAACATCAATAAAATTAAGATCAGCTACGTTTATGTTGAACACGAAGCTGAGAATGATATTGAATTATTCAGAGAATATCTGGATAGTTATAAAGCACAACTGTTGAATTTAATAAATGCTGCGGAATCTGATACTGCTTTCAGAAAATGCCCATCTAAGCTGTGTGAATGGTGTCCATATCAAGAAGTTTGTGCTGCTGATAGAGATTAAAACCTAAAGTTATAAATAAAACATATTAATCATAACCGAGGAAAGTTAATCCATGGAAAATAAAGAATTAGAAACAACAGTAGTTGAGAATCTGACAACACCAGCAGACCCAAACATTGCTACTACTGATGAGAATCTTACTATAGATACGATGTTCCAGCAATCTGCTTTACCATCACTTGCTAAGCAAATCTTTTCATCAATCCCTGTTCATGGCCCAACCGGTGCTATTTTCAACCTACGTAAAAAGGTGGGTACTAACGATATTGAACTTGTTCGTGGTGATGTAACTGTAATTTCTCCATCAGTATCTATTCCAACAGGTATAACACAGGAAGCTATTGATGATATGCGTTCCATTTTTGGAAAAGAAGCTAATAATATTATTGGTAAACTACTGCGTGGTATTGCAAATGATGATGAAAATGAGAAAACAATTGCGTTTCTTGAATCTAACTCTGCTGTGGCTGCCGATTTAACCCTATCTAACTCGCTAAACGCTGAAGTTAACCTATTTGAAATCACACAGAAAGTACATGAACTTGTACTTAAAATCAACTCAAGAAATACTCGATCTTATGAGTCTTGGGCGGTAATTCCTTTTACCCCACTTGGTGGTATCATGGGTTTGAGCCAGTATGCTGGTGCTGCCGACAAAGATGAGCGTGGTCTCTTCATTGCTAAAATTGGTCAAACCAAGTTTTACATGAATCCAGATTCAACAATCACACTCGGAACTGAAGCTACTGGTGTTGCTACTGTTGTTGGTAGCACAAACGTTACTGCTGTTTCTGCAACTACTGGAATCTTTGAAAATGCTACTCTCACAATCACAGATAATGGAACTAACATCACAAGTGTTACTTCATCTCTTGATACCCTTGATACTAACGGTGTTTTTGTTGCTGCAGCCGGTGATAATTTGCTTCCTGCTCCTGTAGCTCTCGGTGCGACTGCTTTGACTCTAACCGGTGGTGCGACTATTACACTAACATCTGCTGCAACTGGTGCTGGTGGAGCTGCAACCTTTGATACTACTGGTGCAGTAGCTTGGTCATCAACTCCAAGTACTATGGCATATGTTGGAATTAAGGATACAGAGAACCCAAGTAAATCAAGCGCGGTGTTCTCACCTTATGAAACACAGATTTCTCCGGTAACTGACCCACAGTCTGGTAATGTGAACTTCCATATCTTTAACCGCTATGCAATTACTCCATCACCACTAAGTGTGCTTAATAATGAAATGTTGTACAAATTCAACATCCTATAAGGAAGTTTTTTATGAAGTTTACAGACATGCTCAAGGGTGATGAAAATGTCGCTCATAAATTGGTGGAGAGACTTCATACGAAGGTTCAGGAAGAAAAAACTGTCCGAGAGGCAGCGAAAAAACCTGAAGAAATACTTAGAGGAGCTGGTTTCAAAATCAAACTGGTAACTCCAACTTCTTTCGGTACTCAGATTGACTTCGCTAAGATTTACCCAAAGGAAGAGATTGAAGAAATTTTGAAAGATTTTACTATCAAGATTAAAGCAAAATCTGTGTTTATTGTAGATTAAGATGACTGATGATCAGCAACTTCCTACTAAGAAAACTTGGGGTGATGCATTTAAGGACCCTAAAGTTCTTGTTGTGCTTATTCCTATTTTGCTTGGTGGCCTTGGTAGTACTGTAACTATGCTAATCAAGTACGGTGAGATTAGTGCGAAGGTTGAGCTGTTGAGTACATCTGTTAATGAGTACAAAGAAGAATCTGCACTACATCAGCAACAGATTATGGACATGCATAAAATTATCACTGAGATGGCTAAGCAGTGTGGAGGTACACAATGACAGTAACAGTTTGGGTTCTTGTCTTAATGATGTACACACCACAAGGTGCTTTTCAGCAACCAGTAGCAGAATTTGATAATCCGAGAGATTGCTATGCTCAACTTAATCAACAGCAACAGATCGGCCGTCAGGGCTACTGTACTCCAGTGAAGATTATCAGATGAGCTTTATAGAATATCTCACAGAAGGTAAAACTGACGTTGACTCTGGAGACCAACCTTCGGAGTTTGAAGACCCGCAAGTTCAAAAGCTTGTTAAAAGATTGAGAGATGTTGAAGATGCTGCCTGGAAAGCTCAGGTGCGCTTAGATAAGCACAATTTGAACTGGCATAAAATTGAAGGACAACTGGAAAAGAAAGGTGTACACTTGAACTATAACTTTGGTGACACCATAGCTTAACGGTTTTCTTAACCATTGTTGTGATATAATAATCATAACACTACTAAAGGATAGATATGAACGAGAAAATTACGATTTTCCACGCGCAGAATAGCAAAGGAAAAACCCCTTACTCACCCTACGAAGACAACACATACGTTTTTGAAACATATGAAGCTAATTCAAATCTTCAGATGTACAGCGTTATGGTTTCGCACTTCATTCTTAATATCCCACTTCACAAATTAGAACAGCCTACCAGAACCTTTAGACGTAAGGCTAATCTTGACCCGTACTACCATCACTGTCAGTCGTACTTTATTCTTGATATTGATGGAGTAACTTCAGAGTTCAATAAGCAGAAGATTATTGAGTACTTCAAAGACTATAAGGTTATTCTTGGAGAATCAAAATCTCACAACGGAATCAACAACTTCAATATGAAGGGAATTCTGTTCACTGAATGTATTGACTTTAAAGACACAAAAATGGCTCTGTCATTACTTCATCATGAGCTGAAAGATTGGTGTACCTTAGACGAGTGCGTTGTACGCAAGGCGAGTCTAAATGCTCCAATTCTTAAAAATACCGTTTTCCTTAATAATGAGGACGGAGTAAGATATAAGTTCAAGCGTAAAGAAGCCATAGAGCATATCAACGAGATTAAGAAAGAGTACCTCGGTGAGTCTTTAGAAATTCCTATCTCTGAGCTTGAGAACATTGAAGCTGATACAATGGAGAAACTTTGCTTAAAGGTTTTCCAGACAATGGGCTTTACTGCTATTAAAAATAATGCTAACGATAGTATAAGTTTCAAGCACCCAACTGAAAAGAAATCACCTGGCGGGTACTTCTGGTTCAGCTCTAGTCCGTACACCATGCATCATGCTAATAGTGTGAAATCAGTAAATATCTTCGATTCAGTACGCAAGCTCCCACAAGCTAAGGATCTGATGAAGAAAGACATCAATTACGATGATGAGTTCTTACAGTTCAATACTGACGCTAATGTAATCACAGTTAACGAGAGATATCTTACAGTATCTCCAGAGGTGCAGGACACGGTTCAGAACTTCCTTACTCACAAGAACGGTCTGTTATCTATTCGCAGCCCAATGGGTACAGGTAAGTCAACGATCATCAATCATATAATTGAAGAATGCCATGAGCAGGACATGAAGGTTCTAATTATCACGAACAGAATCTCTGTAGCTCATGACTTCGGTAAGAAATACGGTATGAAGGTGTACAATCAGGATAAGTACGAGATTGGAGATTCTCTAATCTGTCAGTTCGACAGTTTATGGAGATATAACATCAAGTTCTTTGATATGGTCATTATGGATGAGTTCATCTCCCTGATGATGCACTCCCGCTCAAACCTAACAAATAGCTCAATCAACATAGCTAAATTCTTTGGTGCTTTTAATAAGAAACTCGTTATTGCTGATGCTTTTCTAACTGGTTATGAGAACTTCTTGCTCTCAAACAAAGAAAAGAATATCCACATGATTGATAACATCTATAGAGACCCGACTACTCTGTACAGCTACAACGACTATAATTACTTTGTGAATTCCCTGATTTATCATGCTGAGAAGCAGAAAATTACAGTTAGTGCGACCAGTCTTTCTTTCATTAATTCACTACAGATGCTACTTGAAAAGAGAGGCAAGAAGGTTATCACATTGACTGCTGCTACTCCACAGAGTACCAAGGACTTAGTGTATAAGCTCTTTGAAGAAGAGGAACATGACAAGTGGGATGTGTTGATTTATAGCCCCACCTTGACTGTTGGTGTGTCGAACTTGAACGATGTGCCGTACCATTTTCACATGGACTCGTCAATGAGCACAGACGTAGTGAGCTCAATTCAGATGATTAAGCGTACTCGTAAGACTAAAGAAATCCACATGTTCATTAAAGAAAAAATCAATTATTTGAAAACTTCTTATAATGATATCCGTGACGAGTACATGGGAAACATTGGTAAAAATATTGACCAGAACTACCTGTTCGATGTTGATGATTACGGTGAAGCTAAGCTCTCTGGGGTTGGTAAAAAAGCTATCAAGATTGATACATTCAAGAATATCTTAGAGTTCAATCACAAAGAAGCTACTTTCTGGCTAATGAAGTATCATTTCTTGAAAGAACCAAGAATTGTTGACAATACATTCAGCGGTAATGTTCTCCACAAGTACCAGAAGGAAATCCGTGAAGATAAGAAGAGTCTACTGGTTAGTAATGTAGAGCAGTTCTTAACCCTGAATGATATTGAGAAAACATCTTTGTTGCTTGATGCTGATGCTGATAGAACTATGCGTGTTCTTGCTGTTATCGACAATGATATCAAGGAGTGCTCTTCTGAAATTAAGAGCAAGATTCTTGATTGTGCTCTGAAGGATAATGCTTTTATCAAGAAGTGCCAGTACTTCAAGACTACGTTTAACTACACCAAGAAAATCTGGGATGAAACGGATGTAAAGCATCTTGTGAGCAAATCAGTCATCAATAACCAGAACGATGACCTGCATTTCTACAACACTCTTCTTGCTTATGGGCAGAAAGAAATTTTCGATGAGTACTTGCCTAAGCATATCAACCAGAATAAACATCTGAAACATATTCTGGACAAATGCGGTTACCGAGTTACAAAGCAAAATAGCCCAAGTTCTGTTGGACACCGAGGTTATGTTGTCGATCCTATGGTTAAAGAATACTACGGGTACGTAAAATGACAGCATCTAGAATAGATGATTACAAAGAAGCCATTAAGTGTCTTCAATCAGGTAAATTAGAAATTAATTCCTCGGAGAATTTCAGATGCGCGTCAGCAGCTCGAATTCCCTGCCACGGGTGTAAATGGGCAGCTACTGCTGAACATCTTAGCAGGTGTCCCGGTGTTCCAACGGAATATTGGTCAAATATCATACAGCACATTAAACCACAGTATCCCGAGTACTTTATATGATTAAGTTGATTCAGGTTCAATGGCACGAACCATACAGCGCAACTCAAATTGTTTATTCTAATCACAGCCCATTTCCGCAGCACACCGGCCTTTATGAGTCAGACAAATCATATGCTAGTAACCAAGAAATGGCTTGCGATATTCTTGGCATAACACTCAATGAATACAAAAAAGCGTTCCCGGAGAAATTTATATGATTCAATTAGTAAGTTGCGAAATGGAACACCCTGCTCCATTGGAATTAAATATTAAGGGTAGGAATGTGAAGGTTCAAGGAGTTCGTGGAGTTAAAGTAAATTTAACTTTAGAAATGTACGACATCCCTCAGATTGAAAATATTCTTGAAGAAATCGCTGTGGACTATTTAGTTCAAACTCATGGAGAAGATGCAGTCAAAGAACTATACCCAGAAAGGTTTATATGAAAGCTCAAGACTTGACAGATAAGCAATTCAAAGAAGAGATTAAAAGGCTCGTTGATGCGGGAATTTTTGTTATAAGTAATGAAGATTCTCCTTGCAATACTCCAATTTCTACTTGTAAAAATTGTATGTTTTCTTATTATACCAATCAAGGAGAACACGGCTGCGATTATATGTCTCACGAGAAAAGAATAATAAAATTCTTCCCGGAGTACTTCATATGAAAAACACAATTTACAATGAAATTATTAAAACAAATTTACTCATGGGTGATTTTGAAATTCGTGGTGGTAGATTCTCATGCAATATTGGAAGTTGTACTCTATGCCGGTTGCAGGCTGCCTGCCCTGTTAAATCCGGTAGTGCTGCTGGACAAATAGCATATCATGAAATTAAAGAAGAATGTCCAGAGTACTTCATATGAAAATAGAAGATTGTAAACTAGAAACTGCTTATCTATTTAAACATGATTGTTTCGGTAATAATATACAGCTTGGGATACCGACAAATTTCTTTAATGATGAGGTAAATGAAGCTATATTTTGTTCATGGACTTCTAACCCACAAATGCTTGTTGGTGGGATATATAATGATGGTATTAAGATCATAGCTGAGCTTAAAACACGACCGAAAACTAAAAGACATTGGATAGATAACGTTCATGAATTTCTACCTGAGATGATGGAATTATACCCTGAGTACTTCGTATGACATTTGAAGAATATGCAAAGAATCACAACAAGCGACTGGCTTTCTTTACCCCAAATCATAAAAGTAATGAATTAATTCTTGGGAAATATACAGACTGGCTTTTTGAATCTGGAGATGATTATGAAAAAGAAGGACTTATCGCTCTCTGGTCTAAAGAATCAATAGTTGCTAGTGGTGGTGGGTATCTACCTGACCATTTTGAGCTTGTCTTAGTCACTGATGTAAATTTCGAGAAAGAGAACGCTATGTGCATTAAAAAAGCTATAGAAGAAGCTAAAGATAAAATTCCGGAGTACTTTGTATGATAGTTTTAAGCGAAAAAAGATTCGAGGGCGGATATGGCATGACTCCTGTTAAACTCGAGATTGGTTTAACAGTCTACGGACAGGCTTCGCACAATATAGTAGATGAAGTAGATATAGCAATGGCTATAATCCAAGAGAAATACGGAATAACAGAAGAAGAGTTCAAGAATCAATTCGCAGAGAAACTTATATGAGTGTGGAAACTTTAAGCATAGAAAGGGAAGATAGCTTTCTTAGCACCACCCTGCACGTCAAAATAGAAATGGAATATGTACAAGAAGAAAAACAAGAGAACATTTTAAAAGAAGTACTCAATCAGCTTCTTGAACAAGAGTACGGTATTACTGAGCAGGAATTCAGAACAGCATTTGCGGAGTACTTGATATGAATGTAGTAAAGCTCAATGAGAGTTACTCATATATAGACGGAACGTTTGAACAGCTATCTGCTATTAATGATTTTCTTAAAGTAGAGAGACCCGGTGCGTATTTCGAGCCTTTAGTAAAGGCCGGTATGAAGTCTCCGTATGATTATTTTGCATCTATCCAGAATAAGAAACTGCTGATAATGAACGGACATCTCCAGCTATTAGGACAGTTCGGAGTGCAGTCAGAAGTATTACAATCTGATTATACAGAAGCTGAGCTCGATGAGTTCCTTGCTGATATTACTCCTGAGTTACCTTTCCCTCCGTATGACTTTCAGATAACAGCATTTAAAGAATCTATTCTTAATGTTAAGCAGGTGAATAAAATGTGCACCGGCTCAGGCAAGTCGATGACAATCTCATTAATGGCTGAATTCTTCAGAAGAAAAGGCAAGAGAGGACTTCTCCTAGTACCGAATATCAATCTGCTCACTCAGTTCAAGAATGACATCCACGACTACCAGTTACAAGACCTGCATAGTGATACTCATGTGATTGGTGGTGGACAATCAATCAAGCACTTCAATAATCATCTCACTATCTCAACATGGCAGTCGATGATGAACTTTAAGGATGAACTTGACCAACTTGACTATGTGATTTGTGATGAAGCTCATAGATTCACATCAGATGAAACTGGTGATATTGTTAAGAAGACTGTGAACTGTAAGTACAAGTGGGGCTTTACTGGTACTGTACCTGATAGCCCAATAGCTAAAATGGAGATGTTCGGATTGTTCGGACTTCCCAAGACATATATCACATCCAGACAGCTGATTGACCGAGGACTAGCTACTCCTATCTATATCAACTCAATTATCTTCAAGTACAAGAGTACTGATAAGGCAGAGTTCAAAGAAGTTGGGCAGTATCCTAAGCAGTTGAAGTTCATCAAGGACCATGAGAAACGTAATGAGTTCATTGTAAATCTAACCTGTAAGCTCAAGGGGCACGGGAACACACTTGTTCTGTTCCAGCATACAGAGCACGGAAAGGCTTTATTCTATGATACAATGCAGCGACTGTACCCAGATGTAGAAGTGATGAATAAGGATATCACAGGTAAGAAATCTTTCGAGTTCCAAGAGAAGTACGGAGTGTATTTCTTGAACGGAGAGGATGATGCTAAGACTCGTGAGCTCACAAGAAAAATTCTTGAGGAACACCACGATGCTACATTAATTGCTAATTATGCTATTCTGAGTACTGGTGTGAATATCAAGAGATTGTTCAACATGATTTTAGCTAGCCCATTGAAGTCTTACACAACTGTAACTCAGTCCATTGGTAGACTGATGAGACTGTTTCCTGGTAAGCTAAGAGCTAATGTGTATGATTTAATCGATGATTTTGGTATTAGGAAGCCCGGTGGGATTTTCTATAAGCAGTACGTGCACAGAAAGAACACAAGCTACAATACTGAAGAATACCCAGTTAAAGAAGTCGACTATAACCTATTTTAGAGTGAACAACAGCATAAGTTTGCCGTTACGGTTGGCAACATGAGCTCTGTATTTCTTACCTTCTTTAACAATTCTTTCCAGATCGTCAATCATGAGCATATTAATATCAATTGAAACACCAGCAGTTGTACTACTAAGCTCAACAACCTTAGGATTTCTAATTGGAAGCATATCAATAAGCTTCTGAATATCCTGAGGGAAATCTTTAATATCGGCTTTACTTTCTGCTAGAAATGAATGAAAATTGCTCATATTGAACCTCTTGTGTTATTTATATTTTAATGATTTTATAAATACAATTAGAGGTACGTGTATATGCCACAGTATGATATTGAACAACAGAAATACATTGAGCGAAATAATACAAGATTTGATGTAAACATGGCAGCAGATGCAGATGGGGACCTAATTACTGCAGGTAACCCAGCACCTGTTAAGTTTGGAGACTCAGCTTCGGTTGATGCATTCTCTCGTCTTCGCGTATCAAATCCTCACTCAGTATTTGAAGCTTCGTTTATCTATGGTCTTCGTGATCATATTTTTCATCCGGTTCCAACACTAGGTGGAACGATTACTGAGAATCTTGCTGAAGCTTCTCTATCTCTAAACGTGACTTCGACAATCGGCTCGAAGATGCAACACTTCTCAACACAACGCATTAACTATCAACCTGGTCGTTCAATGCTTTGCGTTCTTACTGGCAACTTCGAAGGACATGAAGCTGGTATCACTAAGCGCATTGGATTATTCGACGATGACGATGGTCTGTTCTTCTACTCTGACGGAACTCAATTTGGAGCATGTATTCGTACATCTACTTCTGGAACAGCTGCTGAGAATAGCTTTCCGCAGTCATCTTGGAATCTTGATAAGATGGATGGTACTGGAGCATATCGTGGACCAGCAATCGACCCGACTAAAGCTCATATCTTCATCATCGACTTTCAGTGGCTCGGCGTTGGTCGAGTACGTTTTGGACTTGACATCGACGGAATCGTTTACTATGTGCATGAAGTGAATCACGCGAATATTGATTCAATCGTCTACATGGCGAACCCTAATCTCTTCCTTGCATACGAGATTGAAAACATCTCTTCTGGTGTTGGTGGAACAATGAAGCAGATTTGTTGCGCGGCTTTCTCTGAAGGCGGCTATGAAAAACGTGGTGTTCTTCGTTCAGCTTCGACAGACAATGCAACAGTTCTATGCGCCAATGGTGTATTAACTCCAATTATCTCTATTCGACCAGCTCTTCTTGTGAACGGAAAGCCCAACAAAGCGACAATGATTGCTCTAAATATTGACATACTCAACGCTGACAATGTGAACAGCGTACATTGGACTATTCTTGAAGATGCGACTATCTACACAGATGCAACCGAAGTAACTCCCGTTTCATTTACTTCACACGATTCAGTTGTGGGAGACTCTATCGCAGAGACTCATGTTGGAACTCCTGCTGTTGGATCAATTATCTCGACTACTCCAACTGAAGCTGGTCGTGCGATTATGGAAGGATTCGCTCCTAGTGGAGGCGTTCGAGGTTCTACTGTAGGTTCTGACGACATTGGTTTCGTTATGGTTATTCCTCCTGATGGACATAGAGATACAATCACTCTTGCAGCTATGGGTCTCGGTGGATCAGCTAATGTTCGAGCAGCTATCTCATGGCGAGAGATCGTATAAAAAATAAAAAAAATGGTTGACTTTTAACCAATTACGTGTTAGAATATTCATATAGAGAAAAACTTTATATGAGGATAACACATGGCTACAGTAAATGAAATTTTCGAAGAGTTACTTGAAAACAACTCAACGAACTATAAACTCGAAGTTCTGAAAAAATATAAAGATCACGCCCAACTCCAGAGAGTTCTGCGCTTGACTTATGATCGCGTAGCGTTTACCTACGGTGTATCTCTTCAGAACGTACTCAAATTCACACCGGATGAGGAACTCCTCCCGATTTCACTAGACACAGCTCTAGATGTTCTCGAAAATGACCTTGGAACCGGTGCACTAACCGGACACGATGCTCTTCGTACAGCTATTAATTGTATTTGTGCTCTTGATGCCGGTGATTCTAACGTATTCAAGAAGATTCTTGAACGAAATATCCGTTGCAACGTAGGCCGCACACAGATGTTAAAGGTGTGGCCTGACCTAATCTCAAAGCAGGTTTACATGCGTTGTGATACCTACGGTGAAAAATCCAAAAAGAACATCTCATTCCCTGCATATATTCAGTTGAAAGCTGACGGTACATACCGTGAGTTCACTGTGAATGGTGATGTTACCGCAAATTCACGAAGTGGTGAATCTTACGAGTACCCAGTTCACTTCAACATGATGAAAAACTTCGAGCCCGGTGTTTATACTGGTGAGCTAACAGTTCGCTGTACTGATGCACTAATCGAGGATGTTGAGAAACAACTCGAAGTTGCTCTCAAGAAGGGAAATCCTACTGAAGCCTATGAAGAGGCAATCTCAACATATGCCCGAAAGAAAGCGGCAGGTGAGGAATACATCCTTCCACGCAGCATTGGCAACGGCATTATTAACTCTAGTACTCCACCACATGATGATATTGTGTTCGACGTGTGGGATTACATCACTCTTGATGATTACAAACTTGCTGCAAATCTGAAACGTATCAAGACACAGTGCTCTGAAAAGGTAAAAGCCATCAAAGCTGAATTTGATGCTGGTAAGATTAGTAAAGAGCAGTTTAAGAATCTGACTGTAAATCAGAAAAAAGAAAATGTAGTTACCATCGAGGCTAATACTCCGAAGACTCCATATAAGGCTCGATTTGCTGCTCTTCTCAAGATTCTTGATGGTTCAGATAACATTCGCGTTATCGAGTACAAGGTAGTGAATAACCTGAAACAGGCTTTGGAACAGACCTCAATTTGGATGAACCTTGGAATGGAAGGTGGTGTTCTTAAGAACTTCAACGGAATTTTCAAGGATGGTACAAGTGGAGACCAGTTGAAACTGAAACTCTGCATTGATGCAGAAATGAGAGTTCTTGACTTTGCTCCAGGTCGGGTTGGTTCTAAACGCGACGGCAAGGTTGGTGCCATCATCTTCGGAAATGACGAGGGCACAATCAAGGGCCGTACTTCAGGCTTCTCTGATGAGCTGCTTGATGACATGACTGAAAATCCTGAAAAATATCTCGGTCAGGTTATGACTGTCCAGTTCAACGATCTGTCACAGGCTCGCGGTAATGATTATCATGCTCTTTCTCACCCACGCTTCATGGAATTCCGTGATGATAAGGATGAAACTGACACCCTAGAGAAATGTTTTGCCCTTCGTGAAATGGCAATGATGCTGGAGGAATAATGAATTCACCAGTTCCACCAAAGCCAAGAATTGTATGTGATGCATGTGGTGATATTACTGAAACAGATCATACATCATTAATGTGTAGATTTTTGAGATGGATAGAGAAATGGATGGTGCAATGAATAAAAAAGTACTAAAAATTATCAACAGTCTAGTAATATTTCTCGTCTTTTTTATATCACTTTATGCATATGTATTTGGAGCTTTTATTATGGTTCCTGGTGCACATCAGAACTTTATTTTCTTTCTTAGTGGTGTCCTCTATACGATTGGATTTTATAATATTAAAAATGAGGTAAAAAATTAAATGTTTAAATTCTTATTCAACCCTAGGGTAACAATCTGGATTGTAGCTTGTGGCTCTTTTGGTTGTAGTGCTTTAATTGGACTTCCCGGTATTGCCGTTATGGTGAGCCCAGGCTCCGGATTGATTGGAGAAGCAATGGTTATAATTGCTCTTGTGATATTCACAAGTACTACTCTATTCATTTCAGAGATGTGGGCAAGACTTAATAAAGAAAAGAAGGAGAATTAAATGGATTTCCGTATAGTACAGCAAGATTCTGAGTGGTACGATACAGTTGGTGTGTTCGACGGCGATGAACTTCTTACAACTTATGCAGTTCCTATTGCAGAAGACCTGTTTGAATATGTCGATAATCATAATCTCGACCCACAGACACAGGAAGATTGTTCATTCATTGTCCGATCATTCACAGAATCAACAATGTCCGGTATTGTGTACCAACAGATTATGCAGATGAATGACCATTCCCCAGAGAATGAAGAAACAATCGAAGATGAATATGAGCACCACTTAGACGAACTAAACGGCGGCTACAGTCACTTTGAACCAAAGTATGAGGATTAATGCATGAAATTCATAATGATTATTTGGATGGCTGGTGTTGTTGGTCGAGCTCCTGACCAATATCAGCTTCCTATGAAAAGCAGTGGTTTCGCTCAGGTCGAGTACAATAATAAGGAAGCATGTGAGAAGGCACTTGCTGTGTACAAAGCAAAAGGTGTAAGGTTCATTGATGGTGCTTGCACATCAAAGGGAGCTGAATAATGTCCAGATGGAAGAAGATTGAAGAAATAATTCATTCAGAACAGAGAATTGAACATGGAAGAATGGTTGCATTTTCAGATGGTGTCAATGGATGGTTAACTCGTTGGAACGATGTAGAAATTTCAGTTGGTCCACATGGTACTTTTCCTACTTGGGTTCATGTGCTCGATGAGCCGCCAGAGGAAATGTGGGCCGATATTGAGGAGTCACTTAAATCATGAATTTTAAACGTATTTGGAACAAAATTAAATGTAAGGTCCTTCACCATGATTATACAGCGGTTGATGTTCTCACCGATGGAACTAAAAGAGTTTTTAGAATGAAGTGCAATATTTGCCATAGGGTTTGGGATAAATCATGAAAGTACTATTAGTAATGTGGATGCTTAGTTCACCAACTTCCATTTTTGGAACCGCTGCACTAACATCAGTTGAAGAATGTGAGAAACAAGCAGCACAGGCCAGTGTTTATGTTCAGAAAGAAACGGGTGAGGGAACAGTTCACATGTGCTTGGAATATAAAGATGGTGAGCCTATTGGAGTTCAATCATGAATATTGAAGCTGTTGCAATTTTATTCTTTTTAGGAATTGGCTTGGGCATCTATCTTGCATGGGTTTACCTTCACTGGCACTGGGAAATCGAGAAAAATAAACCAGAACTTCTTGAGCAGGAAGCTCTTAATTATTTCGAAAACTGGGCTCATGAAAATGATTACAATTTGGAAATGCTGGCATCTCTTCCCGAATACGCTGACGAAGAAACATTCATTGCACATGAAGGATTTATAGCCGGAGTTGCCTTTGAGAAAAAGAGGGGAGAAAAAGAATGAACCTAGAAAATGTACTTAAGACCGATTTTCCGAATCTGTACACTTCTAAGCACATCGGGCTAGATGCTATGCCTGGATGGAATGAGATTATTACTGAACTCCTGCAGGATATCTCGGGTGTTCAAAAAGCATCAGGTATTTCTTTTTCTATTATGCAAGTAAAGGAAAAGCTCGGAGCATTGAGTGTTTCGGTGCTGCCAGGTAAATGCCCACCTGATAAGAAATGGGCAGTCCATGCAGTTTTTGCATTGGTTGCAAGTGCAGAATTTGCATCACAATATGCTTGCTCAGAATGTGGTAAGTACGGACAGAAACGGGGTGGTGACTGGATTCAGATTCTTTGTGACACACATTATAAAGAACAAAATGGTTGACAGCAAGGGTATTTCCTGATAGAATATATCTATCGAAGGAGTTAATATGAAAAAGTTCGCAAATCGCCACGGTTATTCTGATGTTGAACCTTACGAGGTTATCCGAGAAATTTCAGACAAGACACTAGAAGTGCGCCGTATGAGATATGAGCGCGACCCGACTTGGAAACCTGAGTTCATTGCTGGTGGATATGCAGGTCATTGTACTAACCAGAACACACAGCGTTGGATTATTACTTCAGATGAGGGTGCTCAGGTTGTACGAATCCGTAAACCCAAGAAGGGAACTTATTGGAAGGATAAGTTCGGAAATCAATTTGCACTTTCTGATGAACCACGTCGTTTCTACGACTACAATTTTTAATCATGGCTAAGTACGGAATTTACAGAATGGGTCGGACACAAACCGACAGGTTATCTGATAGAGGTCACTCAGGCTCAGAAAGTTCAAAAGTAAAACGCGGTGGTGAACACCTCACCTTTAAGAATGAATCTCTGGCTAAACAGTGGATTGAAGATAATTCTAAAGGTGAAGAAATGTTCACAAGAAAAGTTAGCAAAGAGGTTAAACGATGACAATTTCTAAACCAGAGCAGGTGAACTATCTCAAGCTTTTTGTTGAGACTATCACAGCTGTATTCTCTTTATCTTATGCAATTGCATTCTCGAAGGCATGGGTAGCTGTGGTTTTACCATCACCATTCGGATTTGCTTTTATTATCGCAACAGCGATTGATGTAGCATTTATGTTTATCTTTTGCTATATTACATATTCATTTTATGTTTATGGAGAAATGAGAAAACTTTGAAATGCACAAAGGAATATCTGTGCAAGTTGATTAAACAAGAGCCCGGTGAGGTTTCAGCTGAGTATATTCATTGCACTGATGGACTGAGAATGTCTGTACAGGCTGGTTCATTTCACTATTCTAGACCAAGAGACTCAACAGGACCGTGGGAAAAAGTTGAAGTTGGTTACCCAAACAGAGAAATTCCTGAATTCTCACAATGGGCTGACGATAATGATAAACCACCATCTGTTTATGGATATGTTCCTATTCATGTTGTTATTGATGTTATTAACGCCGCTGGCGGCTTAGATGAGGCATATTTAGTATGAAACCATACGTTATAGTTCAGTGTTTATGGAGAAATATTCGATTAGCTAAAGTCGTTAACGAAGCTGGTGAGATTGTTTGGAGACGTAGATCATTTCATTATCTTCCAGAAGAATATCCAGAAGAGGAATTTGGTACATTTGCTGAATTCTTTACATGGAATATTGAAAATCCTATGATTGATGATGAATATCATTTGACGTGGTACGAGAAACTATTATTTTGGTTAAAAGGTCAAAGATATGAAAACATTTAACTACATCCCAGGCTGGTTTGAAGATGAACAAACCTGTGCCGATTGTGGAACACATGCGAGTGTGAAATATAAACTTCAAAATGGAGATACCGTATGCAACCTATGCGTACTGAAACACTTCCCGAAAACGACCTCGAAAGAATCTGGCAGAACTTCATGATTCGAGTCCATGTTGACGCGAATGTTGATTGTGTTAATTTTCTTGGAAGTGTTGAACATTACAAGAAATTGTTCATGAAAGCAAATGAAGCAGAAGAGAAGGAGCTCTAATGTACGTTCAAAAAGAAAAGGTAATCTTAACTGATTGCGATGGTGTATTACTTGACTGGGAATATGCATTTGATACTTGGATGTATCGCCACGGGTACAGGATTGTTGTTCCTAATGAGTACCACATCAGAATCAAGTACGATGTTCCTCTTGATGAGGCTAACCGATTGGTTATGATGTTCAACGAGTCCGCTTGGATTCGTAGGCTTTCACCACTTCGTGATGCAGTTAAGTACGTACGGAAATTGCACGATGACCACGGATTTGTTTTCCATGCAATTACCTCTCTATCAGATGATGATTACTCCCAGCATCTCCGTACTAAGAATCTTCGTGAACTCTTTGGAGATACCATCTTTGAGAGATATGTTTATCTCGATTGCGGAGCAGAGAAGGATGCGGCACTTGAGGAATACAAGGATTCATATTGCTGGTGGATTGAGGATAAAATTCAGAATGCTGAAGCAGGACATGATTTGGGTTTGAATTCTCTTCTTATGGCCCACGGTCACAATTCTAGTTATGCAGGCAATATTCCACGTGTTCAGAACTGGAAACGAGTTTATGATTTGGTTACTTATTAAACTGTGATGTATTATAATAGAATTAGGAATATTGGAGAACAACATGAACATTATTAAGAAAACAATGCTATCTCAGGAAGAAGTTGCTAGAGTAGAAAAGGAATATAATGCAACATATATCTGTGATATGTGTCTGATGGACGATGATGGAAATTATTCAAACTTCCCAGCATCTTACTTCTATGCCAAAGAAGCTCATCCTGAAGGTTCAAATTACTTTGCTCTATTTCCTAAGATTAACTATTTAGGTGAGTGCGAAGCTATCATGATTTGTGATGGAATTAGAATCACAGACAGAATATTCACGGGAATTGTTGCTGAAAATGGTGATGTTGTGTACTCACAGTACAGACATGATTTTGTAGAATCTCCAGATGGCTCAGTCAATATTGATGGTGGTCTAGAATACCTGAAGGCTGGATTTCAACCAGGAACTAAGCCAAAGTACGTGAACTTGGAAGTTCAGGGAAGTGAGCTTGTTATCAAATCAATTCAATTAGACCAAGAGAGCCCAGAGGTATAAATATGTTAGAGCTATGTCAAAAATTATGGTACAAGATGTTCATCATCAGGGGCAAAATCTTCGATTCAATCGAGCGCAAACTTGGTATAAAGAAAGATACCGATGAGCACGAAAACTTCACTAACCGACAGGGCTGATTACGAAACCCAAGATATTGAAATTCAAATTGGAATAATTCGTCAGAGCATAGATAATCTAACTCATGCAATTTATATTTCAGATATACGTGGTGATATGGAATATATACCCGAGTTAAAGAAAAAATTAAAAGAAGAAGAAAAAAATCTACAAGAATTTAAGGAAAAGTACCCAGAGTATTTCATATGAGCGAAGAATTCAAAATTGATATACCAAAAGACCAGAAATGGTCTCCTGTACAAATCATGATCAAAAATGCATATGTGGCAAGAATGCTACTCAAACTTAGTGAAAAGAATAAAGCAGAGTATGATAAAGCAACTCAAAGACTTATAGATTTAAAGAATAAATACCCAGAAGAATTCATTTAGGAGAAAAAATGGCAGCACAAGAAGTAAAAATTAACAGCACAGAATTTCAGCCTCGTAATGAGTACATGCTCATTCAGGCAGAGGCTCCAGATTTTGGAGAAAAGAAAACAGAGGGTGGGATTATCATCCCGGCTCAACAGCAGGTTTCTATCAATGATTCCCGACCATCATCTGGAACAGTAGTTTCGGTTGGTAAAGATATTGATGATATTGCAGTTGGTGACTTTGTTCTTTGGCCCAATACAGATGGACTTGACCTTGAGTTCCTCGACGGTCCTTTTATTCTGATGCGTAATCAGTCGGTAATCGGCAAGAAAAAATGAAAAAAGCAGCAGTAGATAAGGCTGCATCTCTTTCTAAGACAATGAACAAGCTTACCGAAAAGCTTGATATTGCAGAAGAGCTTGAGGTACAGGGTGACGATATCATTGAGTTCATTGAAGCGAAACAGGAAGATATCTCGCTTTATACCGACCCGGTGAATCCTGCTGAGATTATTAATCTTGAGACTCTTGTAACTGACTTCAAGTTCGTCAGAGAAACCCTAAGAGAGAATACTCAGAATGGCCGTAGAGTACTCAATTCAATAACATTGGAATTACTTGAAAGTGATTCAGATAAAAGGGCATCTCTCATTATGAGCTTTGCTGAATTGAATAGAGCTGTTGCTGATAATATGAAACTGTACATACAGAGCTATAAAGAAATCAGTGCTACTTTACTAAATATGAACAAAATTAAGCACGCTGAACTCGGTGGACCTAAGAGTGTTCATAACACGCTAAACATCAATGGAGCTGAAGCTATTAGCACAGTTGATTTGATACAACGTTTAGCCTCAGGTGGAGATAATGCAGAAACCAAAGAAACCAAACAAAGCAAACAAAGCAAACAAACCAAAAGAAAATAAAGACAAGAAAGAGACCGAAGATCTTTTCAACGTTCTGTTAACTGAAATATCCGATCCTATTGAAGTTGAAATTGTGAACAAATAAATGAACAAAGTGGTTGACAGCACCAGCATTTCCTGATAGAATAAACCTATAGGAAATAGGAGTTCACTATGAGTTTACCGTATGATATGATTGAAACTATGGTGACTAGAGAAGTAAGAAGGTTGAATAAACGCGTTCGCGATGCCGTCAAAGAAATTTCAGAAGCTCATAAAAATAATTTAACCGAGCTCGAGGTTATCCGACGTAGAGAGTGCATTAAATTCTGTGAAGAAACAATTCAAACCCACAGGGATAATCACCCAGAGTTGTTTGTATGAAACCTAAAAAGGTAACATCTCATGATGTGTTCAATGAATTCATTAAGTTCCATATACCAGTTTTTGAAGAGGAATATCTCTGGGATGAAAATACAGAAGAGTACAGAGTATTGTTCTGTTGGGATATGGATTGCGGAGACTGTAAATGCGATGAGCTTTGTAAAGCTAACAGAGTTTATGATGACCCGACACTCACTCAAGCTGAGTATAAAAAACTTTCAGAAGAATTCCCAGAGTATTTCGTATGATTGATGAGATATCAAAGAGAATTTTCATACAGAATATGAAAGATGGTGATTTTGAGTTAACACCACTGAACTTCGGTATTACCGGTGATAACAGACCAGTAATTAGATGTAGAATTCTAATATGCGATGGCTGTCATTTTAAGAAAATTAATAACTGTCCAGCATCGACAGGACCTAAAAGCCCATTCATCCCGATAGCAAAAGAAGAGTTCCCGGAGTATTTTGTATGATTGAGTATACTAAAACTTATAAGACTCTTAGTAAAAGATTTGATGATAATTTAAAAATGTTAAATCTTTTTATTAAAGAAATGCCTGAGATTCCTCCTATTCTTGAAGAGGGGAATTTGTTTTGTGAAGCATTATCTAATTGCAATAACTGTAAATTAAATGAAAAAGATGAATGCACGAGTGCTACAGGATACTTCAACCACAGAGAGATCCAAAAGCTTAAAGAAATTTTCCCGGAGTACTTTGTATGAAGATTTTTGATATTGTCGAATATAAAGAAGGTAAAGGGTTCTTGGTATCAGGTTCCGGCAGATATTCTTCCGCTGTTGTTGCATCTGTTCAGCCGTTTATTCTATATTCTTTAGATGCTGATATGCGCTGGGCTGCAACTATACATAAGGAAGATTTTATTGTTGTTAGTGAAGCAACAGATTATACAAAAACTAAAATGCTCGAGCGATTTTCTAGAGAGGTGGAGCTGCTTGACAAAACGAGAACAAGAAAAGAATTGTTAGAGCAGTACGCGGAGTACTTCGTTTAACCGATATCAATTGGTGCAGGATCGCTCCACTTGGTCAATAGCTCTTCTTGAAGTCTATTAATTTCCTCTTGAGCTTCCTGTTTCATATCAGAGTAATTAATCTGAGCTCCACCAACTAGAGTTTGGTTGTACTTACCAGTTACAGTTCCCCACAAGAACTTAGTCTTAGCAATACAATATTCTTTAATCCACTCGTGATTATACACCAGATCGTTATTCTCATCTGCTAAGTACTCGTACTCGTAGTGAAGAACTACAGGCCCTGCATAAGAATCTAGAACCTGAAGCTTCTTGCTCAAGTGATTGAAGTTGTACACAATATCATCACCGAAGTACTTCTCAAGAACCGCCTTTGTTGTTGAAATAGCAATAATGCCAGGAATAATGCCACCAGTCAGTGAGCCTGTGAAAAACTGCTCTGACCAAAGATCGGGAACATAACCAGAACCAAAGTTAGCACTGAAGTTAGTCAGATTAGATGTTGAACCTTTAGCTAGTTTAATAACATTTGTGATTGTATCAGGAAGAACGTACTCACCTTTACCATTGAGCTCAAGAATTACAGTTCCCTCAAGTGTTCCATATGCATATTCAGTAAATTTCTGAACAGCACTATCAATGATTGAACTCATCTGATTTGTTGTAACTTCAATGTTAATTGTCGGAGCACCAAGTTGTTCTTTGATATGTTTAATCAACAGTGTTTTTGATGTAATTCTAGCCATTGGTTATTCCTATGTGTTTTATCTTATTTATACTGGCATTGGGCTGAATAAATAGATATATGTACAAAAATGTGAAACAGGGTTGGTACCAAATGCTTAACCCAGAGAAATTCCAATCTCCAGTTGATGAGACAATGAAATCTTTCATGGATGGAAAGGTTCAGTACAAGTCAGGGCTTGAGTTAAAAGCTATGAGATATGCGGATTATAACAAACACGTGGTGAAATGGTCATTGGAGCCGTTTCCTATTATGTACATTAAGCCCACAGATGGTAAGAAACACAGGTACTTTATTGATTTTTATCTTGAGTTCAGCACAGGAGATAAGTTCCTAGTTGAGGTAAAGTCACACAAGGAAACTGTACAGCCAAAGGCTCCCAAGAAGCAGACTCAAAAGGCTATGCTGAACTACCAAAAAGCAATGCAGCTCTATGCTATCAATCGTGCTAAATGGGCTGCTGCAGAAGAATTCTCTAAACAGAATAAAATGAGATTTATAGTCCTTACAGAGAAGGAACTAGGTTAATCAAACTCACCGAATGGTGAATTCTCAGTTTTATCTACAATAGGCTTAGTAACAGGTGTATCAATACCACCAGTCTTAGTTACAGCAGGAACACTCGGAGTAACTTCAGTAGCAGTATCTTGCACTGTATTCTGATCGATGAGCTCTTGGAAGTAAACATCCAATGTCTCGTAAGGTACTGTCGGAATAGATGTTTCGACTTGTAAATCGAGTTGATCGAGCTCTTGAATAAGCTTGTTGTCGTAAGGCTTACAAGTTAACTTGATAACAGATTTGGTATCCTTGTATGTGAACAGGTTGTTAATACCAGGAACTTCCCATATCGAGTCAGTGATTTCCATTATCTTGTTATTAGGAAGCACGATAAGATTACCCGTAAGACCAGCAAGTCCATTTGCTACATCAGGAACAGCATCAACTATATTTGCAACTGAAACAAATAGCTGGATATTCTCGAAGTTCATTAAACCAAATCCGGTGAATGATTCACCAGTAGAATCCCAGTCCTCACTGATTTCTGGGAGCATATAAATATCATAAATCTTGTTTGAATCCGATTTGAGGTGTGAATAATCACCGAAAACGAGATCATCTCGATTAATCTTTTCAACAACCATGAACTTGGTAAGTACACCGTACAGATTAATAACTTCATCAATCAATGAAGTATTCAGAGTGTACTCAGGATTTTCTGATATGTTAAAATTCATTGACTTAACCTCATGAGTTTATTTATAAATAAGAATATAGTTCAAAACTACAAAAAGGTACACATATGAAAATAAATGAAATGGTTAAAAACTTTCTGTCTCAACCAGATATTTCCGGAAAGAAAGACAGTTCTGCGGTTGAACCGGAAAATATAGTTCAGGACCTTACCAATGGTGATGTTTATCCTAACACAGGAGCATTCTTCGATGAAGATGTTCTTGGTTCTGGCTTCTTCGATAGGGCAGAGGCGAGTGATTTAATCTTTAAACAGAAAGCTAAAATCATGAAGTACAGACAACTGGCTATGACACCAGATGTAACTGATGCTATCGATGAGATTGTGAATGAGATTATCTTCAGCTATGATAATTCAATGCCAGTTATGATTGAGATTGATGAGGAAAACGAAAAACTCGTTACAGCAATCACAGAGAAATTTAACAAGATTATGAAACTCATTAATGTTAAACGCAATCTGTTCAATGTTGTTAAAAACGGATATATTGATGGACAGCTTATTCTTCATACTCCGTATGATAAAGGCAACACAAAAGAGGGTATCAAATCAATCAAGATTATTGAGCCATGCTTGTTGTACTTTGATGGTACAGAGAAAGTTTTCAGATACATGAAGGAAGATAAATCTTTCTATACTTCTCAACAAAATAATGAAAAATATAGCATTGAAGAAATCTCCAGAGCGGACTTCGGAATTTATGATTCTGGCTTGAACCTATCTTATTTGGAATATGCTATTAAACCAGCAAATATTCTTAAGACTCTTGAAGATTTGCTTATTCCTATGCGATTCAGTCGTTCAATCTCAAGACGTGTATTCAACGTAGATATTGGTGACCTGCCTTCTAAGCGTGGTGCAGAGGTAATGCGCGACTACCAAGGCAAATTCAAGTATAAGAAATTCTACAATAACGAAACTGGTGAGGTTTCTAATCAACAGCATATCACATCAATGGTTGAGGACTACTGGTTCGCTAACCGTTCTGGTGGTAAAGGAACCACAGTTGATGTTCTAGATGAAACTGGGAACTTGGGTGAATTGGATGATATCCTTTACTTCGCTCGTAAGCTGTACCGTTCAATGAAGATTCCTTCAAGCCGTATTGATATCAATCCAGATGCTGATAAAGACTTCACATACGATGATTCAAGAACTACTAAAGAAGATATGAAATTCTTCATGTTCATTAGCCGCCTGCGCCTGGTTTACAGTTCTCTATTCACAGAGCTTCTGAAAAGAGAGGTTATCGCTACTAAAATTATGACTGAGTCCGAATGGAACGATAAAGAAGATTCTATTACAATCAGCTTCGTAAATGAGAACAAGTTCATTGAAAAGATGAAGCTGGATAACTTCATGAGCAAGTTGGATATTTATGCTACAGCTCAGGAATATGAGGGCAAGTTGTTCAGTGTTGATAAGATTCTGAAAGATGTGTTCAGAATGACTGATGAAGAAATCACAGAAGAGTTCACCAAGATTCAGGATGAGGAGAAGAATCCTCTCTTCAAGAAATTCTACGGTGTTGACGAAGATGAGAAATCTTGGTAATATAAATATATCCAAATGGAGAACCGTATGAAATTCACAGATTATTTAACAGAAGGTAAGGCCAAATTCGAGATTAAAGAAACTTTAGGCATGACAGTAAAAAATGCTGAAAAGATGATTGATAAGAATTGGCACGCAAATTTAACGTACAATGGTATTGAGTTTTTTGATTCCATCTATATGGATACTATTATTAATGTAGCCATGGAAGAACTTGAGTTAAATGGTAACAACGGACAAGAATCTTACCTTGGTTATCTCCCAGAAGAAGATTTGTTTATCTCTGGGTATGATACTTGGGAAGACGAGTACGCCGATGAAGATGAGTACAGTGTGTACAGCAGCTCTGGTGAAGGTAATGGAAATGTTGCCTACGTTAAGGTTACTGGTAAAGGTAAAGCTAAGGTTACAAAAACAGAGGGATGGGCTGGCTTGATGATGTACGGAACCAGAGGCTCCTATAAAAAATTAAAAGCAAAACATAAAAATTTAGTAGATATTAGACTAGACTGAGGTTATTATGAAATTCACCGACTTTTTAACAGAAAGCAAGCTTAAAACATACCATGATGAGGTCGGTTTTAATCTAGCTAAAAAAGGCATAACATTTGATGCTAATAAAGAAGATGCAATTATTAGCGCTATGCGATCAGAACTAGCTAATATTATGAAGCTAACTGATAAACGATTCAGCAAGGATGCTAAGACACTCGATACATTCATGAATAATAAAGACTTTATTGGTGATGCTCTTGATGCTCTTAAGCACTATGGTAAATAAAATGAAATTCACAGACTTTCTACAGGAAGCTAAGGAAATTGTTCCAGTTACACTAAAAAATCTTTCTAAATATGTATATGAAGCAGAGATTTACGTCAACGCAAGAGATATTGAAAAGCTGACTGATGATGAATATGAAAAAATGGTTCTTGGTGCAGAGAAAAACGGCACACTATATTGGGGCGACTGGGATAGACGTGGTAAATTATTTGAAATTCGTATGTCCTCAGATAAAGGTTTCAAAGAATTGGGTGCATCCGTTAATATAGTTATGAAGAAAACAAAAGGTGTTGTATATTTCACCAAAGATAAGAAACAGCTGCCTGGCAGTGCAACAAAAGAAATTTTAGCAGGAACATATAAATGAAATTCATTGATTTTTTAACAGAAGGTAAGCTAAAACCAATTCCAAAACTCACACTTGGTAAACCGAAAAAGGGCAAAACTGAAATTGAGGGTACTGAATATCCATTAATTACTTATCCTCTGCCAAAAGGTTATCAGCTAATTTCTGGTCATTCACCAGAGGCAGAGAAAATTGCCAAGAAATTGCTTGGTGTGAAGATTGAGCGATATGGTAACATGGTGTATGGTGGTGCAGAAGAGGCTGACTGGGGTAAATTAATTGAAATGCATACTTCTATTCAACGCGCCTCATATTTGTCTGGTTATACCGGACGTGAGGCAGTAACTGCTGTTTCTACAACTGAAGTGGGTTTATCATCAGCAGATGTATTGAAATTTGTACAGGCCTGCGTTAAGCCACAAGATGTTAAGGTTATAAGTGCTCCTCATGATGATGATGGAAGCAATGCTCAAATTATTAGAGATGCACGAAGAGGAAGAATATAAAATGAAATTCACAGACTTTATCAAAGAAGAAAATGAAACACTCGATGAGGCTGGTTGGTCTCCTAAGAATGGAAAAGAGATGCACGATATTTGGTTCGGTGTAGATGGGCGAGTTAATCTTGCTCAAGCATTCTCTAATCGCCATGCGACTTGGGCTGATGATTTAGACCCTAAACTGGTGAAGAAAATTGTCAAAGCTGCTGATGATTTATCTTCTGCTCTTTACGAACTTTAATAATTTTCCTATAGAATATAAATAGTTTTAAGTTCAACTACGGTTGACATAATTTAGCTATGCTCCCAGCATTGCTGGAAAGGTTCGTCCTGCCAGATTTCAGATTTTTGAATGTCTGAATAAATTGCTGGTTTTTCTGGCTTGTTAGAACAAAGTTCTTTCAACTATACAGAAACTAATGCTAATATTCAAGGAGAATAAAACTATGGCTGAAATGCTTTCAGCGGGTGTATTTGTAACAGAAATCGACGCAAGTACAATCGCTCCTACTGTATCAAACAGTATTGGTGTTTTCGGTGGTGATTTCGTAAAGGGTCCGGTTGGTACATATAAGCTTATTACAAGCGTTGCTGACCTTCTATCTTTCTACGGTAAACCAACAAACACAAATTATAACGATTTCTATCAAGCTTACAACTTTCTACAATACGGTAACAAACTTCTAGTTTCTCGTGCTGCTAATATTAACGGTACTGCTACTGAGGTAAATGCAAATCCAGTAACTGGTCTTGGTGCTGTTGAGTTCGGTACTGATACTGGTACTATTTCTTCACTACTTTATACTGCTGGTTATGATGCAACAGTTGCTACTGGTGCTCCAGTTGTTGTTACAAACGTAGCTACAACAGCTCCTGTAAATGGTGATCAGGTTGTATTTGATGATGGTGCTGGTACAATTGACTTTGCTAATATCTACACAGTAGATACTGTTGTTGATAATACTGGTTCTTATGATGTAACATTCGTCGAAGCTGCAACTGGTGCTGACATCGTTCTTGGTGCGGCTATGTATATCTATACACCTGCTGTTCCTTACGTTGACGTAACTACAGGCAGCATTGTTGGTGTTACTGATGGTACTGCTTTCACCATTGGTGATATTGTAGCATTTGAAACTACTATCGGTGGTGGTGTTAATATTGATATCCAGTACGTAGTTACTGCAATTAACGGAAACGATCTAACTCTTGACCGTGCTGTTGATGCTACAATTCTAATGACATCGGCTGTCTTCAATGTATCAAGAGCTATGAATGGTGTTGCTGAAGCAACTTCAGTAGGTGGCGTCGATGCTACTGCTAATGAGTACTTCCCACAACTATTCGCTATTGAAAATGCTTCTGACTATGAGACAAAAGAATTGTCAATCCCATTTGCTGGTGCAAATGCTAAGTTGAAATTCATTGCTCGTAACCCAGGCGCGTGGAGTGCTGATTTGGAAATCGCTATTGCGACTCCTGCCGCATTCAATGCTGCTACTGCTTCTGAAGCGTTTGCTGGTATTGCACTTGACGACTTGTTTGAATATGCTCCAACAGGAACAGAATTCGGCATTATCATTCGTGATAACTCAACAGGTCTAATTGTTGAAACATGGACTGTTGATTCAGACCCACTTGCAAAAGACCACAATCAGAAATCTACTTATGTAGAGAACGTTATCAACAACCAGTCGAACTATGTTTTCTGTAAAGACAACACTGCTAATGCTGTTGCTGTTGCTGACTACTGTGCTTCTGTTAACGCAGTTGCTGGTAGTACAATTTCTCTAGTATGGGGTTCTGACTCTGCTATTGCTGCTGATGATCTGCTTAATGCATATGATTTGTTCAGCAATAAAGAAGAACTTGATGTTGATATCGTAATTGCTAATGAGCTTGACGGTGGAGCAAGTGCTAATGCATTGACTCTAACTCGTCTTGATTGTATCGGCTTCATTGGTGCTGATTACGGTGACTGTGTAGGTCAGAAATCTGCTACTGCTACTGCTAATCTTATCACATGGCGTCAAACTGGTAACATCAACTTCAACAACATGTTTGTTGTAGCTTGTGGTAACTACAAATACCAGTATGACCGTTATAACGACAAGTACAGATGGATTAACATTGCTGGTGATATCGCCGGTCTACGTGCCCAGACAAGTACTAATCGTGCTTCATGGTTCGCTTCAGCTGGTCTTGAGCGTGGTCAGGTTAAAAATGTAACTAAGCTTGCGTTCAACCCAACACAGGGTCAGAGAGACTTGCTTTACAAGAACGGAATCAATCCAATTGTGGCCTTCCCAGGTCAAGGTACTGTTATGTGGGGTCAGAAAACTCTACTTGATAAACCTTCAAGCTTCGACCGTGTTAACGTTCGTGGTTTGTTCAACACAATGGAGCGTTCACTTAGCAAAATGGCTAAGTACCAGATTATGGAATTCAATGATAACTTTACTCGTAACAGAATCGTTAGCATGATTAAGCCATATCTTGGTAGCGTTCAAGCTGGTCGCGGTATCCAGGATTTCTTGGTTATCTGTGATGAGTCTAATAATACAGCTGACGTGATTTCACGTAACCAGTTGATTGTAGACATCTATATTAAACCTACGTATGTGGCAGAGTTCATTCAACTTCGCTTTACTAATGCAGGTACTAATAGCTTCGCTGAAGTAATCGGCGGCTAAAACCTTAGGTCTAATCGGCCGGGGCCTTCGGGCTCCGGCTTTTTAGTTAGAACTTTAGCTGTATAAATAATGGATAAAAGGATATTTAATGCAATCACCTGCTGTAACAGTACAAGAAGCATCAACTCAGCATTACATTCCAAATGTAACAAATGAGACAGCCTGCTTCGTGGGCCATTTTGAGCGCGGCCCTGTAAATGTTCCTGTGTACATTACAAATATCAATGACTTTAAGTTCATTTTCGGTAGAGCAGTTGGTGATCACTACAATGATTGGTACCAAGTGTACAATTATTTGCAGTATTGCAGCGGTGTCTGGGTTGCTCGATCTGTCGGAACAAGTAGAGCAAATTCTAACAACGGCTCTGAACTGACTATAGATCGCTATTCACAGTGGGAAGAACTATATCCATCTTTACCAGTGAGTACAGTACGTCTTATTGCTAGAACTCCAGGCACATGGGGAAATCTTCTAAGTATAGCTATTATTGCTAAACCAGAATATGATGATAATGTGCTATTGGGATATGATAGATATGCTAAGGATACATTCACATATTTTGAAGATGGGTACTTTGGTGTAGCCGTTTTCAGAGATGGTTTACTGGTAGAAACATTCTATAAACCATTCGACTCGTTAGAAGACTTAAATGCTGAAAGTGCTTATCTGTATAGTAAAGTTGATACTTCTTCGTTACCTACTGAAATTTTGGAATTGATTGACTTTATAGCTAAATCAGGTATCCTTGATATGGGTGATCTGACAACAAAAACAACCACCGATGATATGGGTCTTATTTCTAATGGTATAACTCAAACAATCGATCTTGGTCCTGTTCTTTCTGGCTCGTTTGGCGGCTATATATTTTACGACAGCACAATAATTGACTTCCAGAACGGGTACAATATGCCTCCGAGTGAAGATGATTTAGCTTATACTTACAGCTTGTTTGAGGACCCAGAGTATTTTGATATTGATATTGTTATAGGAAATGAACGAGATAACACACTTGCCATTAATCTAGCTGAGACACGCAGAGACTGCATGGCGTTTATCGGGTTCCCAACTGTTCTAATCTCGTATCTTAAGCTGTTAATGGGTGCTGGTAATAATCCGATCCCTGCAATTACTCCAGATGGATTTGTAATTGGGTTGAATGAGTTCATCATTCCCGTTAACTTAACGGATGTAGCATTTGCTAAATTCGATGAGTACATTGCTACAATTCCAGAGAGTCAATTCTGTCACTTCACAATGAATGTGAAAGTTCAATATGATATCTTTACTAATAAGAATAGATTGGTTAACGTAGCAGGTGATACAGCTGGTCTGAAAGCAGAAGCTTCATTGAAAAGTCCTTGGACTGTTGGTGCTGGACTTGAACGTGGTGTTGTTAAAAACACAATCAGAATGTTCATGAATTTAAGTGCATCCCAAAAGCTTCGTTACTATAAGAAGGCTCTGAATTATTTTGAGAAGGGTGCTCTGGTTACGCAGAAAACGTTCACTACTCGTCCGAATAGTTTTAACAGAGTGAACATTAGAAGCTTGTTCAATCATATTGAAAAAGAAACCAAGTACGTACTAAGAAATATTGTATTTGATGAGAACACACTTCGTGTACGACAGAATGTTGCTACACATGTTAAAAGATATCTTCAAGATATCAAGACGAATGGTGGTATTGAAAGTGCTAGAGTTAATGTCTATCCAGACGGAGAGCGT